ATGGCAACATTATCACTTACACTTTTCAAAGCAAAGGTTTTAAAGGACGGAAGTCATAAGATTAGAATTGCTGTCCGTCATAAACATGAAACCTGCTACATTATTACCCGTTTTATCGTAGAGGAAAATCAGTTCAAGAACGGTCAGGTCGTTAAACGTCCTGACGCGGCATTTATAAACACGAAACTTCGTTTGATGATGAATGAGTATCAGGAGCGGCTGGACAGAATAAGTAATCAGAATCTTTATACCTGCAGGCAGCTTAAAGACATACTTATGAATTCAGCTGTTGCGAAGGAATCATCCACTTTTCAGGATGTATGCAGAAAATACATATCTGAACTCGAAGAAGAGGGGAGAAAAAGTTATGCTTCCCTGTTGGAAAGAAATAATCGGTATTTTACTGAGTTCACTAAGGGTGACATTCTCCTTTCAGACATCACGCCTGTTCTGATAGAAGGGTACTCTAGGTTCCTGAAGGTAAAGAAAGGAGTGGGGGATACAACTCTTGGAATGATGATGTCGCGTACTAGGACGATTATCAATAGGGGAATAAAAAGACAACTGGTGAAGTACGGTGTACATCCTTTCCTGAATTATTCCATCTCAGCATCAAAGGTGCGTGAAGTGGATTTATCCATTGAAACGTTCAATAAAATACGGTTGGCCCATCCGGATGAGAGGAAACTTCGGGTGGCGCACGACCTGTTCTGCCTGTCTTTCTATCTTGGAGGAATAAACCTGATAGATTTGTTACAGGTGAATTTCAAAGGAACGGATACACTTGAATATGTCCGGGTAAAGACAAGAAACACGGTTGTTGGTACCAGGACAATAAGTTTCTCTATCCCGGAACCGGCCAAGGTGATAATAGACCGATGGATGAACAGGAATACAGGAAAACTGGACTTCGGCTACAAGTTCTCCTACCCCAACTTCTCACGGTACCTCACACGGTCACTGGCAGCGCTGGCCAAGGAACTGGGGATAACCGAAAAGGTTGTCTATTACTCTGCCCGCAAGTCATTTGCTCAGTACGCCTCTGAAATAGGCATTCCTGACGGAATAATAGACTACTGCTTAGGTCATTCGGACAAATCAAAGGGAGTTATCCGATACTACACCAAAGTCCGACAGAAACAGGCGGATATGGCCATATCTCGCGTGATTGATTACGTGGACAACCCAGAAAAGTACAAAGAGTATATTGAACTGAGGTCTGATATTATGATGATGAGAGGATAATGGAAAAGCCCCTTCCGGATATTAATCTGGTCGGGCTTCGGCTTGCAATGAAAGCAAACTTCTCTACACTGCAAAGATGTATATAATTTCCGAGAAAAGTTGTGTATAATTATAGGAAAATATTGTATATCAGAATGGCTACAATCTTAAATTTAAAACATAGTAATTACAATGTAAGTATTTATATGTAAGCACTAATCATTTTTGGTATCTATGGATTTATATAATTTGCTTAGAAAGTCATAAGATATATACTATTTCTTTTTTGTTCTATATATCAACAGAACAATAATTACTATAGTGATTATGAATATAATACCGAATGCCCATCCACCAAGCTCAAGTTTTATCTGCTGCCATCGGGTCAGCTCTTTTTCTACTGGGTAAGGTACTTTTTCCTTTTTGGAAATAACCACTTCCTTCGCTGGAAGGTAAACCGTATCCGGCTGAGTTTTCATCTTCGCCAGCAGATTACCCAGGCTGTCAATGGTAAGCTGTGCCTGTGCATTCTTGCTATTTGCTATATCCAGCCAGTTCAGTACGACCTTACCATTTTCATCACATTCCAATAACGCTCTGATGGTGGCGCTGTCTGGCGGTAACTGAACTTCCACCAGCTTCTCCACTACGACACTATCAGCATAACTTTCTACCGGAACATATTTTATCGTTCGGCAGGAGCAAACAAAAAGCAAGCACATGAAAGGAGCCAGCGTAATACACCAGCTCACCTTATCCATTATGTATTCGTATAACTTCATGGCTTCACAACGATTTCAGGGACAAAAGGATATTCGCTCCGCACATCGAAGCAAGGACACATCTTCGTCCACTCTTCAGGTTCCACGATACCATCACCGTCCAGGTCAGGCGATGTGTCACGATGGCCCAACACTTCCACAATCTGGAACTTTGAGCAAAGCTCCTTAATCAGCTTGGCCAACGCTTTCTTCTGTTCCGGTGTTCTGGTATCAGCTGCCTTTCCGTGTGCGTCAAGTCCACCAATGTAGCAGATGCCGATGCTATGCTTGTTGTAGCTTACACCGGAGAATCCCTTGCTGTTGCAGTGTGCTCCATCAATCGTCAAGCTTCTACCAATCTCTACCGTACCGTCTAACCGGATGACGTAGTTATATCCGATACACTGGAAACCACGAGCCACGTGCATCTGATTAATCTCTTTCTTACCAATATCTTGCCCGGCGCGTGTGGCTGAGCAGTGAATAATAATAGAATCTATTTTGTTCATAATAAAATTACATCTATATTTGTGGAGTTCTGCCAATGGTAGGATGGTTAATAAAAAATTTATTACAAGGAGTGCAGTGGCACTCCTATTTTATTTTAGTTCAGTTCCTTTTCTTCAGCACACTAATCCGTTTCCCGTCTTTGAAATACATTCGTGACATGTTCTTATCACGAACAAATCTTCTGTCCATCGAAAAATATCCATGCTTCCCGTCACTGAATACCGCCCTTTCGCCGGTCTTAAACCGAATCGGCATATTAGGCAGTCCATTATTCATGGCCGCCAGTATAAGCAATCTGCGTCTTAACAAAATCATAAAGTACCTCCCATCACAGCTATATTATTAAGAATACTTACCTGATACGTCCTGTTGGCCCTGACAACACTGCTTCCTATCCATTTCACACCTTCAGGAAGATTCAGGACGGTAGGCGTAACACCACTTGAAAACTGGAACATGTACTCATTGGCAATGCCTGGAAAGCCTTTTCCAAATGTGACGTTAAGTACGGATACTTCTCCGAACACATGGAACACGTTCGGAAGAAGCTCGGCACTGACCTCACCCGTACCAGCATTCACGCTGGATATGCAGCCATTGCCATAATATTCCCCATGGGTATAGATAGCCCGTATCTCCTTGATGTAGGAAACGGAATCAGGCAATATGTTACCGGCTTCCAGTTCTTTCTTGAAGGTGGCATATTTCAAATAATTGTTGAATCTCTTTTTCGCCATGTCATTGGGATTTATGGGGGGCTCTGATACAAAGCCCCCACATATTATTACTCGGTTTCCTCATTCCATGCAAACGCATCATCAAGATCCTGTTTAGTGGCATACTGCTTCAGAGTCTCGTTCGTTGCATAGCTGGTCAGTTCAGCCTTGGTCGCATAAGTGGAGGAAAGCCCTTCGATAGCCTCACTCAGTGCAGCTTTTGTGGCATAGGTGTTCGCCACATCTACAGCCTTGGCATATCCAGCCAAATCCTCTTCGGTAAGAAATCCTTCGAGGTCAGCTTTCTTTGCATACGCTGTCAAATCGACCGTACCACCCAAGGAATCCCAGTTGGTTTCCACACTTGCCTGATTGGCCGTTTCTCCGATGTAGACGAAGTTCGTTTCAGCCGGATATTTCTTGCCGTTCAGGGTAACTTCTGCCGTAACGTTATATACGTGGCCTTTCGATACAGAAGACACCCCTTTCAGGGCACTAAGGTCTGCCAGAGTACCCTTTGGCACATATACGGCACCAAGCGCGTTGACCTTGTTTGTCAGTGTGTCAACCAGACCTTTCAGAACTTTACCCTGCTCGGCGGAAAGTGCCTTATTAGTCCCGCCCGTTGTGAGGTCATTGATAATCTGGATGAGTGTCTGTGCACCGACGTCAAGACGAATCCATCCGCCATAATCAGCCTGGGTAATCTTTGTCATGTCCTTCAGGACATACAGAGCCGGTTTGCCGTCCCCGTTATCTCCAACAACGACCAACATGCCGTTATAAGTATTCTTTCCTGAATAGGTAGCTGCGGCAATAAGGTCTTTCTTGTTTGGAACAAGCTGACGGGCATCCAGTGGCGCCTGTCCTCCAGGCTCAAAGTTCACGGCAAAGGAAGCAACACCCGCAGGACGGTTTCCTGTTGTCGAAGCCATCGGCATGACATTGTTCATCGGCATGGCAAAGGGAACTTCACGGCTGTTTCGTGCAAGCATGGCTATCACTTCATCCGTAATTTCCTCGCCATTATATGTGTCCGGCTCGTCTACAAGTTTTTTCCCGGCATCGGAAACTGTGAAGCGAAGTTGTAATGCACCGGACATGGCACCTGTCGTTGTCAGCTTCTTGTATGCAATCTGAACACTTTGTACGGTCTTGTTTCCTGCATCAGATACGGTGTACTTGTCCGTTCCGAAGACTTCCCACTTTCCGGACACCGTATTATAGAACTCGACTTTTGACACATTCTTTTCTGAAGGGAAGTAGAATTCAAGGCGGGTTCCGGTTGCTGCTTCAGAAGCAAATTTCGCTCCAATTAATGTATCAGTCCATTTCTGCAGCGGAAGCTTTGTATCAGGAGCTGCGGCAGACGGGAAATTGGTATCTCCGGCAGAGGTAGAAGCTGAAGAACCATTACAGTAAAACGGATAGGTACCATAAAGGTAGACAGCACCTGATTTCACAGTACCTTCAGGAAGCGGATTAGGGGACACGGTCGCCTTGTTTCCTTTTGAAGTGAGCAAGGTGTCACCTGCGCCATGATGAGCCTGGTAATTGTACTGCATCGTACCGAGTGTAACTTTCGTCGGCAATGTCTTGTTGCTTGTACTGTTTCCTACATAGATGAAAGACTGGTTATCGGATATAAGTTCTCCTGCACGGTTCTTGTTTGCCTGGCCAACAACCGTACAATTACCACGGTTAAATCCTGTCTGAATCTGTTCTGCGGTAGGTGCGCTTTTACCAACCTCCAGAATCTTGTTGGCGGTAAAAGGAGACTTGAATGATATTGTTGCACTTGGTGCCTGTACCGTCGGCTGGATTTCCTCAAAGAGAATATCCTCGAAAATCTGGCTCAGCGTCTTTGTCTTCAAGGTCTCGACCTTTGTCCCAGCCGGAAGACCTCCCAGTTTCGAAGGAGTGGCAAGGCTGTCTGGCAATGATGTCTTGAACCTGATGAGTTCCGTCAGGTCATATTCGGTCCTGCCTGATGATTTGGTAACGATAAGTTTATTGCTGCCTTTGTCAAAACTGACATCTGTGACACCGCTTCCTCCATAATTCACACCGTTCATCAACAGTTCTTTGGTGTCGGTTGCAAAATAGATAGCATCCAGATGTTTTGACGCTGCATCATAACGGGCCTTTAAGCCCCTGTAGAATTTTAATTTTGTTGTTGCCATAAAAGTCTGATTTTAACTGTTTGTTTCTTCATTCCATACTGCTTCTGTTATCTCCTCCCATTCTCCATCCTTCCGGCCGTATATCTTCCCGTCTTTTGGCGCATCGGGAATGGGAATGCTTCCACCGGTTGATATGTCAATGGAAGAAGCACCAAGGTTGACGGTGGCCATTTCAAGGTTAGGGACACTTATGCTGTCCTCTTCACAAGTTGTTGCAACAAGCCTGAAAGCCTCACACATGTCAACGGCAGTCTGTCCTTCCTTACCATAGTTCTCCCACAAAGTCAGCGAATACGTACCAAGGTGTTTGTGGTCCGTTCCATGAAAAGTAAATTTCAGCTTGTTTCCCTGGTATATTTCAAAATGGAAATCGAGAAATCTGCCTAGAGGATTCTTCAGCATGAGTTTCAAGTCCCTTCCTTCCAGTGGAACAGGCTCCTTGTTCGTGAGTATCTGCCAGGTGAAGTATATATCTTTCCCTATCCTTATCTTTCTCATATCAACTAGGTCATGAAACTTATTGTCATAAGTAATATTATGATTACGGAGTAGATGATTTCCGCTATCAGGCGTCTATCTGTCTTCTTCATCCTTTGTAACTTTTTCGATAATTTCGCCAGCCGTTGTGTACTTCTTTTTAATGTAGCCCACCAGCAGGCGCTTAATGGAAACCTTGTTCTTGATTCCGTGAATTGTGCATATATGCTCCATAATACTGTCAAATTCGAAAATGAAAGCCAACCCCAGCCCGCAGATAGAACTGATTGTATAGGAACAGATGCCAACCGGCTGAAGAATTGCAATGCCCAGCATGAACCCAACAACAAGGTATGAATTATACTCAATGAACTTGCACACGGTACGTCGGCCAGCACGGGAAAAGCGGAAATCCTCGCCCCGCTTAACCACGCTGTCGATGATTCCCAGAACAAAGTCGGCCACAATCATCACAACGATAAAAGCCAGCATCCAACGAAGCTCGAAGACTACTTCCTTAATTTCTCCTACAAAGGAGTAAGCCCCGGCAACAAGAATCTGCGGGGCTATGACGGTTATAAGGTTCTGCATCACTCCTTATTTACCTTACCACCGAACAACCTTGACAGCCATTCGCTTGTTACAACCGACACGATACCAGTAGATGCCAGGGCTACGAACAACGCATCAATCACCACAACCCAGATACTTGCGTCTGCCGGAGGAAAGCCGAGATTCATCCACCAACTGAAGAAGGTAACGATTACACCAACTACAGCAGTTACCCACATAGTCACCCACTTATTCATAGGATTGGATAGCTTCGAAGCGATAAATCCTACTACAGCAGGAACCACGACCGTAACAAGCCCGGTGAAGCTGGCAAATCCGGTCAGGAACTCCGGAACGGAAGGTTCTACACTAACGGAAGTCTCCGCGAAAACACTCACTACGCACATCAGCAGTGCGACCATCATGAAAACGAATCTTTTCATCTTACTAAGGTTTTAGATTAAACAAAAAATGCCCACAAGCGCATCCCAACTTAATGGAACACGCTCATGGGCGTAACTACTATTTCACACACAAAACTACTCATTTACCATCCTTTTTCAGCGAAGGTAAATGATATAAAAACGAACAAAGAATAAAAGGTTTCAAATCGACTGACACGCCTTGTCAGTAAGTTGGTAGAAGCCGGGTAGAATAAGCAAGCTAGTTACTATTTTCTACCCAATTTCTACCAGTCAAATAATTTTCAATACAGCTTTCTTTATTTCAGTTGTTTTCATTCATACCCATAAGTCCTGGCGGAACTTATGAATGGAAATAACTTGTTTCCATTCATGGTAAAAGATTTTTTGTATATAACAAACAGAAATAGTATTGATGAACTTAACGATGTTGTGGAGTCCGGCATGTATATGATTATTCCAGGTTCGGATACCTACGGAACTCTGTTAGTTTTTCAAGCAGGAGTTGGAGCTGCTGGAGCAACTGTCCAGCGTTACTTTCATCCTTCAGGATTAAATATTACAAGAATTAAAAATTCAAATAGCGAAAATTCTTGGGCTCAATTATAACTCAATCCACCCTCTCCATGTACCGTCCACCTTTGCTCTCCAATATCGTTTAATTGGATACATCGAGAATGCTTCCTGATACATATAGGCCGGAGAAGCAGGGTAAGTTTTAACTATGAATGTAGCATTGTTCTCTAAAATATTTCCATTGTATATATCAGTAGACAGAATATCTATATCATCTATGTTGGACACTCCAGAATTATCACCCTGGCTGAATTTAGCAGCGGGGTGAAGCCCCGATTTTTCTAATGTTGCAATCCCAATAAGTTCCGCCAGAACTGACGCAACCTGTTCTTTTGTCATCAATCCGATTGCATTTCCGGCGGCATTCACGGCCACAAAACTGGAGATGTCTTCCAAAGCTGGAAGAGCCAGTGTAGACTTCTTCAGTAGCTCCGTTTTCGACACTTTATGCGGAACGCCGTTTGTATCGTACACCTGTACCGTTTCACCATCTTCTTCCGTTGTCTGATTCTTCATACTTTCTGTATGTTTCAATAGATTGTCAGTTTCTTCACCTGTAAAGCTTAATACAAAATCTTCTTCTGCTGCCATAATTGTTTTTAATTTATAGTTATTAATGATGTTTCCAACGCTGTATAGATTATAATTGCCTTGTCTATAACTAATAAAATCCCATTCTTTTTACTTCAAAGAAGAAAGCACCTCCCTGACCGGTACCATATGCCATGTAATTCAGGGAGAATTCCGTATCACTTTCGATGCTTACGTAATATGTCCCGGATGAAAGTCCGACTCTCATCATCGGAGTGACCATTACCATATATTCATCTTTAACTGTGCCCCACTGGGTTGGCATGGTTACTCTATATTCTTTGCTGGATACTTTGGTAAATGACAATGTACTGCCATCGAATGTGTAATACTTTTTTGAATCATCTCTTAAATCAACATAACCTCTGGCCAATACCTTATCAGAACGCCCCATTGCGTAGTTGACATCCAAGTCCTCCCGGCATGTGACAATCCAACCGTAGAATATATCACCAAGACCATAGCCAATCAGCTGAACTATCTCCTTGTTCAATATCAACTCATTGTAACTTCTTCCATATTCGTAGAACTTTGCATTACTTGATGAGATTGACGCCTCTCCTGTACCAATGCAGCATACGGTAATCTTTCTTCCTATCTGTTCTTTTCCTGTTGGTATTGAATATACCTTTGTCCAGGAACCTCCACCTTCAATAATGATGTTATCATTGTAGTTCGTGTTAAATGAATCGGATACCTTGGAAAATGGACTTCTAAGGGAGCCGCGCATAAGCACGTCCTCAAAATATCCATTAATAGCTGTAACATCAACAAATGTTGCTCTTCCATCCGTATCTATCGTTGAATAGATTTTTTTCCCATCACCAATTTCAAGTTTCTTGGCTTTGATGGCACCGGCAATCAATTTCGATGTGATGATGACAGCCGCATTTATCAAGTCCGTATTGATAACCCCGCCTTTTATTATAGTCCTACCTGCCAGCGCTTCACCAACCAGGCTTTCCCATCCATCATATCCGATATACTGGGCCATACGGTCATTCACCTGTTCGGCGAAGTCCAAAGCATCGTCAAAGTTTGACATACCGTTACCGCCCAGTACTTCAATCATTCCTTCAACACGCAATCCCTTTGATGGTGAATAAAGGAAACAGCCATTCTTTCCTTCATGGCCGATTTGGAATCGGCATTCTTTCGTAACTTGGTCATACCTTGCCGTAAGTATGTCTCTCTCGCTTAATGAATAAGAATTTATCCCCTGATAGAAGGTAAGAGAAGGCGCACCGTCTCCGTATGCAGACAACACGATTGCAGCCTGATAGTCCGGGTCGGCTATGTCTCCAAGTTGTACCATCACGTCACCCACTTTGGGTATATCGCTTCCTTCGTCACAATGATTCACGGATACATCTATCCAGTTATCACCAACATTTTCCACCAGACGCCACCAATAGTGATTGGATACGCCGTCATACGCGCCTTCCTTAATATTAAAGGACTGTGAGCGTACTAAATTCCCTGGCTTAAAACGATTTTCTATGGCTTTCTCACCATCATCTGCAAGGAAGTAACAGCGATAAACAGAACCATAAGTTCCAGGAGATGAGTAACCTCTTTTCCCGTCTGAGAACTTGACTCCTTTACCATCCTTGAAACGAATTCCCTTTTTTTCTATAAACTCGACCTTAGTAATCGTTGCTCTGGCCCCGCTGGCGTTGAACATGAAGGAAGCTCCGGCCAGCTCGGTCTCCATTATTGAAAGTAACTGGAAGATAGCTTTCTTGCGCACGTACAGTTTGTCAATCCATCCGACAGACTCGCCGCCCTTTTCTGAAGAGAATGACATACCAGCACCCATCATACCAGTCACGAAGTCAATTGATTCCAGGAAAGGAGATATGATACCGCCAAGAAGCTTAATGAGATAGTTTGTCTGGTCTTCCTTGTCCTTTCTCAATAATGTTGCAAGTGACCGTTTTGCCGAAAATACGTTACTGTCCGATGGGGCAGTAGAATCATTGGTCTTAATCACATATATGCTACTTCCTCCGCCTCCAACATAAGTATGCCCTTTATACGTAATCGACTCCAGTTTCTCTTCCACATCATTAAGGCGAGAGTAGGGCATACTTTCCCCAATAGTATATACCGGAGAATCCCATGGAATGTCAAGGTTAAACTCCCATCCGAGAACACGGCTTTCACGGCCATTCTCAAAAAAGGCTTTATTGACCAGGTTTATCTTTTGCCCGAACTCGAAAAAGCGTTTCAGCTTGTCTTCATTAACCCATTCTGACCGGAGGGTAGTGTAGTATGTACCATCGTCCTTTTTTCGCTGGTCTGCTATCTTCTGTGCCTTCTCTTTCAGTTCCTGCTCCGCGTCCGGAATCATTTGTACAGAAACAAACTTTGGATCAAAACCGGAAAGGATATACTTGTCATCATTTTCAGGATATATGGTATCATCCGGCAATGGACGTCCGTAGTCTTCGCTGCGGACAATTTCCCAAAGCTGGCTTCCGTTGTTGTCCGGGTCAAAAATAACACCGAACTCCAATCCATTCATTTTGCCGGACTGAAAGATAATTGTCAGCTCTTGTCCCGGAAGTATGTAGTCCTTGGAGAAATTCAGGCCAGTATCACGATAGCGATAGTAAGTCACGGTTTCCTGACCTCCGTCTTCATTTGTAACGGTTTCCGTCCTCGTAGATACACTTGACATCGTATTTTCAAGTCGGGGATATACCTCGTCAAATACCACGATGTCTTCAATTGCTTCTTCCTGGCTCATGTCAGGATACACATCTATGTATGGCGTACCAGCGGGAAGCATAAGTCGTCTTTGCACAACTCCGTTTACTACCGTCTGCTCTTCAATGGGACGGTAGTTCTCAGGTATGTTTCTTGTAGATCCGAATGCATAAATGCGGGTGGCATAAGTGCCTTTGCTCTCACTGCGAGTCATGGCAGACGCTTCAACCCCTAACTCGATTTTGACGGCATCACCGAATTCGTTTCGCCCAAAATGAATTACGTTGTCCGTTATCCAGCAATCACAGTTCCACTTATCCTCACCCGCCATTGAGAATAAGGCATCCAGCAGGTTCATATTGTCATACGTGATTGCAACTGCCTTATTCTCTACTGTTGAATCTATTTCAAATACGAATTCTTTTCCCTTATAGGTATATCCCAAAGCTTTCAGGTTACGTAAGAACACACCAAGCTGTACATCAAGGGCTGCGGTGAGAGACCATGACGCTTCATATCCAGCATGTTCAGGAGTGTATTTGAAAATTTTGTTTTTCCACTTCCAGTAGTAAGCATCCAGTTTCAGCTCATAATCATATCCAGCGGTAGAAGCATTGAAAGAAGGTTTCTGCAAGTCAGTTACCTCATATACTTTTGAAAGTAATCCGCCCAGAGAATCATCCAGAACCCCAGAAAGGTCTACATAGTCACCAAGTTTAAAATATATAGGTTCAGGCACGGAAAAGGGGAGAACGATGTAGTCCTCTTTCATCAGTGTAAACTTTCCCTTCGCCCCTTTGTTGATAGGGGTAGAGAACCTTGTTTTTCCGGATATGTCCTTAATTTCAATCATATCCCCAAAGTTCATAAATAACAAATGGAAGCCCTAAAAATCCGGACTTCCATTTGAAACAATAAAGGAAATGTTTGTTATTCGCTTCTATCCATTGGATTCGGTTCGCAAAACTTACTTGAAACCTTACCGAAACACCTGTCAATACTCAACCCGTAAGAAATGCTCTTACCCAGGTAAACCAGCTTGTAGACTTCGTTTCCAAGAGTTGGGATTTTGATGTTTACGGTTCCTTTCTCCAGTTCTGACTGAAAAGATTTCTTCTTTGTCCGGTAGTCACCTCCTGAGTCTCCTTCTATGGTGAACTGGAGAGTGATTTCACGCGATGCTACTTTTGCATTTTCGGTTATTATTCGCTTCCCGTGCTCCAGACGGCTCTCATCTTCGATGTAGTCTTTCATCTGGTTGAATCCGTCGATAGCATCGAGAAAACCGTCACCCATGCGGACACCCCATGTGCTCCAGGCATCCTTTCCGTTAATAAATAAATCTCCTGTCATAGTCTTGCTGTATTACGTTTCACTTCGGCAATGTCGGCCTGCATCTGTTTGATAGGCTTGACAATTTCGCCTGTGTTCTCTCTGATTTGCTGTAACTCCAAATAGGAATTGGCCAGGATAGTACGTGTCTCGTCGGCAATGTTGTACAGACCGGTTACTTGTGATGTCAGGGAGCCGATGGAACCTCGCAGTTCGGTAATGGCTACTGTCTGTTGCTGCTCTGCTGTCTCTATCCTAAGATTGGACTCATATACGGCTGTAAACCGTCCGCTCAGTTCTCCGGCATCCTCGTGCGTCATTTCTGTACCGAATCCGCGGCTGGAGGCCGACTGCTGGGAACTGCTGCCAGCCTTGTCGTATCCGGTAGCTGCGGCAAGTTCATCCCGTAGTTTCAATGCTTCATTCACGTATCCCATATATTCGTTTTGGAGTGAATTACGTTCACTCTCACTCAGGTTTCCGTCCTTCATACTTTCACCGAATCTGTTCCACCAGTCTTCCAGCTTCTGGCTGTACATGTTACCGATTTTATCTGAAAGCATGGCACGCATAAAGTATTCGGATAGGTTATCCGCAAAATCTTCCGCCGAGGCATCCATATCCATGAGAGTATCTATGAAACTGTCATACATGGAATCAAAACTTATTCCGGTAAGCTGTTCGAAAAGTCCCTCTTTCAGTTCTTCGAGGTTTCCGGCCAGATCTGCATATTCATCTAGTGCATCAACGACAGCATTTCCATAGCCTCCTTTTCCTGAATCGGCCATTTTCTGCCACAAGTCTACATTCTGACGTAATAAGTCCATCTGCTCCGGCGACATCTGCCACAAGGAATCTGTACCTGTGAATTCTGCCATGACATTTTCTCGAATCCATTGTATGTCACTTTCCGACCAGCCCATGTAATAGGCCCAGCTATGATGGCTGCTGTGATAGCCAGCATTTGCCTGCGCTTTTGCAAGGACATTCTTGTTGTATTCCTCCTGATACTTGATGGCTTTATTGTACTCTGCTACGGATTTCTCGCTTCCCTTGCTGGACTTCATTTCTTCCGTAAGGGATTCGATGGCAGACTGCAGCTTTTCGTTTCTGTCCGTGAGTCTGTTGATTGTATCCTGCACCTCTTTTTCGTTTCCTCCAATACCGAAGAGTTTGCTGAATCCTCCGAAAGTCAGGGTATCCCATATTCCACCTACAGACTTAAAGACACTACTGAATATGTTACCTACGAAACCATCCAACCCCTGTGTCCCGATGGCATCTAAAAGAGAAAATGCAGCTCCAATTATACCTCCAAGTTTCTCGCTCTCTTCTGCAAATATGTCTACTATATTTCCGGCCAAATCACCGACCTGAGAGAGGGAAATTTCAGAATTTGAACCAAGCTGGGTAATAACGTTCGACAATGTGACAAGGTTGCTTGTCGTTTTATCTGTCGACTTTTGTACATTGACCTGAGCGTTCTGCTGTCTTTTCTGGGCATCATTCAGTTTCTTCGTGGCCGCTTCTTTCTGTTCATCTGTTCCGCTTCTCATGGCTTCGTTGTATTCCTCCTGAGCTTGTGACAGTTCTTCCTGTGCCTTGGCCAATTCGCTTAACTGTTCGGGTAGGTCGGCCAGCAATCCTCCTTTGTCAATAAGAGTTGACTGGATGTTACTCAACGCCTCGTCAATGACCTTCTTCTGGTCAACAGCCATATTCTTGTATTCTTCGGAGTTCTTGAAGTCCCTAAGCTGCTGCTTTACCTTGTTCAAGGATTCTTTGGATACCTTATCCAAGTCACCGAAGATAAGTTCCCAATTGATTCCCTGTTTCAGCTTCTCAAGATCAAGAGAGGAGAGAGCTTTATCCATTTCTTTCTGGAGTATGTCCTTGTCTCCCTGAGTAGCAGCCTCTGAGATTTTACGGGTGTACTCGGCTATGATTGCATCACGTTTCTGCATAAATGTACCATAGCTTTTCAGGTAACGTTCGTTGGCCTCGATTGCAGCTTGATTTTCAGTTTCTGTAATTTCGGCCAGACCTTTTTCACGTGATTGCATGGCATTTGACGCACGATTTCCCAATACATCCCGCTGTTCTGACGTAAGCTTTCCTCCTTGCGCATCTTCCCATTTTTTGCGCTGTTTCCTAATTTCATCGATTTCTCGCTGGTAATCCAGTTCAATCTGTCTGCGCTTCTTTTCAGAACCTTCTTCCATCAGGTTGATTTCTTCCTGCTGATTGGTTCTGCGAAGCTGAAGGAGTTCTTCTGCAAGCTGTTGCTGCTCTTTCTTTTGTCGCTCGGCATCTTTCTTCGCATTATTCTCTTGTTTGGCCAGAGTGTCTCCTGTTACACCACCGAGCGATTTATATGATTTTTCTGCCGCTTCCAACTCTTCTACAGCTTTCTTATAAGCTGACTCAGTACCTTTTTTAGCATCCTCTACAGCCTTTAATTTTGCTTCGTAAACAGCTTTTGCTTCTTTATATGCTTGCTGATACGACTTTTCCGATGCTTCCCTTTGCGATTCCAGACCAGATATGGTGCCGTCAATCCCTTTTAGCGCTGCTTGCGCATTATTGAACCGTATTTGAACGTCAATAGGAATTGTAGCAAAAGGAAAATTCTTAATTTTTTCTTGCTCTTCCTGCAATATTTGTCTTGCTATATTGTATTCGCGTATAATCTGCTCACGATTACTTCTTGCTTCCATCAGCTTGACTTCAACAGGTTTCGAGTTTTCCTCTGTTTCCTTTTTCAGTCGATTATATTCGCTCAGGGCTGATTTCCACTTGTTAAGATTTGCTTTTGCTGATTCTATTTGTGAAGCAATTAATGGGGCACCTTGCCCCGCATTTTTTAAAGAAGCATTTAATGATTTTATTTTCTCCTCCCATTGTTGTATATTCTTTAGTATGTTTTCATAACTGTTCTTGTCTCGTTCCTTATTCAGTTCTTTATTTGCTTCTGCAAGATTGAGTACAGCCAGTTGTTCACGGGTATAAGCAGAAGAAAGTGCAGGAGAATACCTTTGCAGTTCCTCATAGGCCTTTATCTTTGAAAACTCTGTTTCTGTCTCATCTTGGATAACACGTATCAGCTCTTCTATCTTTTTCTTGCGTTCCTCTTCCAGATTCGCAAAATTCTTTTGTTCTTCATTGAATTTTTGCTGTGCCTTTTCCGATGCGGTTGTGCTGTCATGAAAGGCCCACATAGTAGCAACAAGCCCGGCAAGAACCGTAGCTACCAGGACATACGGGTTAGCTTTCATAACCGTATTCAAGGCCTTTTGTGCTATCATTTGGGCTTTAGTAACCAGTATTGCAAGTTCCATTCTGGCCGTTAATGTATCCTGAGCTATTCGCACTACAATAAGAGCGGTTTTATATGTCCCGTATGTAGCAATCAGTCCTATCAAAATCTTACCGACAGTTTCATAGTTCTCAATAAGACCTTTCAATCCTGAAATACCTGCAGAAGCAATTCCCTGAGTATCTTTCCCAATCTCATTCAACATTGTATCCAAAGCATCTCCAAGGTTACTCAACTGACCTGTAAGAGACTTAGACTGTTCTTGCATCAGGTTATAATAGATTCCTGATTCACTAGTCATATTTTTGAAGGCCTGTTCTACTTCTTTAAATCCTACCTTGCCTTCCTTTACTAAACCGGAAACTTCATCTTTTGTCACACCAAGCACTTTTGCCAGTTCCTCGTATATTGGAATACCACGTCCTGCAAACTGGCGAATATCGACCGCATAGGCCCTTCCTTGTGTCCTTAATGTGCCATAGAGATAGGCTATTTCACTAAGCTGGGAGCCAACACCGGCGGCTACATTTCCCAACATTACAAGCTCATCACCCACATTCTCAGCTGACGAACCGTAAGCAATCATTTGCTTGGCAGATGATGCCACCCCTTGAAGGTCAAAGGGCGTCTTTGCGGCAATATCCACCAGTTCCGACATCAGTTTATCTGCTTTCTCCTTACTTTTCAGCATGGTTGAAAAAGCAATTTCAAGCTGCTGGAATTGTCCTCGTACATTAACAAGTTCTGTAACAAAGTTTTTCAAGGCAGTGACTCCACCTATTATACCAAGTACTTTGGTTAAGGAAACGGACATCTTTTCATTTGCTTCGACCGTTTCACCTGCTTCTTCCTTAAAAGCTGCATATTCATCCTTCAGTCTCTTTACAGAAAGACGGGCTTCAGCCTGCTGCTGAGTCAAACCAAATAAAGTAGCTTTTTCTTCATCGAGAGTCTTCTTTGCAGATTGGTATTCTGATAATAAGCCTGCAGCTCCCGTCGGATTTCTTTTTAAAGCTGTTTTATAAGCATCGCCCAACCGCTTAACATCATGTTCTACGTCTTTGACGACTCTTTTCTGGTCAATAATTTTTTGAGTAAAATCATTTACAGATTGTGAGGCATTGTAAATATTGGACTTAAAATCTTTCTCCATTACAGCCCCTGTCTTAGCCGCCTCAGTTACCAGTCCCATCATCTGCTGACGAGCAGATGCCAGTTGCGTTTCTAAAGCCTTAGCTGCTGCCGGAGATTTGTTTACGTCCATCTTTTTGAGCTGGGCTTCCAGCTTACTAATCTCATTACGAAGTTTTATAACTTCATCATATTGTGCGCTTACGCGGAATACAAGTGTAGCCATATATTAAAAACTGAATATTAATGTTTGAAGTTACACCTCAATTCATTAATATTCAGTTTTTACGATGATTAATACCAAACAATAAACCTATTGTTGCGTATTTGTGTTTTTCAGTGCTTTAATAAAAAAGGCGCATCATAATGATGCGCCAGATTGTCAATTTGTTCTTTAATTTATATCAAAGCCTCACGGCTGGAATATCAAAACTTGACAAGTTCCATTCTTTTAAGAATTTCATTGTATTTGGATTGTATATATGCTTTCTGTTTCTCGGAAGCCGTCACGATCTTGCCTTTGTATTTTCGCATCACAGATTCATTTAAACCTATTTCCTTTGCGAACTTACTGGCATTGATGAACGGAAATGCCTCAAAAAATCCACTTAAGTCATACACATACTCCACAGAATAGCCAACTTTATACCAACTTGGAAATTCACCATGTTTTTTTTTGTAATATTCCGCTTGTTCCTCTAAAACAGAAATAAAGTCCTCTTTCGCTTCCTGTTCTGTAAGCCCAAAGCCATACGCACCGTTTACATCTTCAGAATAGATAGAGATTCCTCCATCATCTGCTTTTTCAATAATAGCCTGAATCTTCTTCATAATCGTGTATTTAAAGTTTTGTCAATTAAATGCACCCACCGAAGTGGGTGCTGTTCTTTTACTTCTTTAACCCCGCCTTTTTCATCATGCTGTCAAGAGTACCTTTAGGTATCTCTTTGGCTGGATGTCTGCCTACAGGGATAAAGTAGTCAAAGTCGGGATGAACATACTTGTGATGTTTCTTTCCCTTTTCGATTGTCCAGCCTGCTGACTCAATCAATTTGTAAAACTCTGAAAACTTCATAAATCAAAGAACTTTTAATTGACAATGCAAAGGTAACATTTTCGTTACTATTAAGCAAATTTTGTAACGTTAAAAAGTAACGTTTCTGTTACTTTTAACATTCTATTGTAGCCATATCTATTTCTTATTTCTTCTTCTGCGTGAAGCCATGTCCTTACCCTTCACCTTTGTAACCTTGGTTCCGGTAACTGTATGGAGCTTGTCACGCTGCATTAATACTAAATTCCTGTATGGTATCTCATAGACCACTTCCCGGTATGACAGATGCAGATTTTCCATGAACGATGCAATTTGTCCCAAGAGAGTATCATTTCCTACGACCTCTGTTTCGCTGCCAGCAGACTTACGTTCCTCGCCAAGCTGACAGCTTTGAGAAAAACCTTTGAGTCAATCATAGAGAGTGCTTCATCTAAAGCATTTACGTTTTCTTCGTATGTTCCTTTGGCTAACTCTTCACTCAAGTTTTCGTCACCAGCTATCAGCCAGGAAAGAGCCTTGCTGTAGGCCTCACTTTCTCCCAGGGAGAGCAGAACTTCTTTCAAATTGTCTGCTTCTTTTACGCCTGACAAATGGGAGATTGCCCCGGCCAGCTTGTGGATAGTAGGAGGGTAGACCGTGTAGGCTTTCCCAGCGACAAACACCGTTCTGAAATCACTTCCGATAATGGATTCAGTTACTATTTTTGCTCCTTGATTCATTCTGATAAAAGATAAAAATTAAGGGGTGAAGCCATAAAGCCCACCCCTGTTATGGAATTCAATCTCTACCTATTGGATAGGCATTAAGCACCTGCTTTTACTTCAGATGAGTCAAACCAGTATTCCGGTGCAACTTCTGCATTTTGTGGTTCCAGTTCCACCGCACTTACAGGAATACCGACAGCCTTGTCTGTTGTGGCTTCACGTGCACCGATGTCAGCACGGGGAATCACACAATACTGGTCATCGTCAGTCAAAGCGACAAGTAACTTCTCAATGTTTACCTTGCCTCTTGCTCGTTTCCAACCCTTATCAGTGTTAATTACATCACCACCCATGAGGTCTTTCTTGGTCGGATAGTCGTACTCACCAATGGTGAAGTTCACGGTTACATCGCCCATTTCCTTATCACTACGATAAGTCTGACCGGTAAGCTGGTTCTTGTAGTTAGTGCGGCTTGCTTCCGCTTCTTCAAGTGTCCATGTATCCTGATGGATATTCTTAACCTCTTTTAAGGTTTCACCTTGTAAAAGAGTATATAAAGCCTGCCCAGTCAAATCTGCTGTGATAGCATTTGTCTCGCCATACCAAAGTTTCTTGATATTCACGGCGGTGATTTTCTTTGATTCTGCCATATTATTTCACATTTAAAACTTCAAACAAAATTCTTACATTCACATAGTGACACTTTAAGGATGTGTCCTCCTCAGTTCCGATTGACTCGATGGAATAATGATAGGTGGTACCATCATAGCGTCCGGTTATTCCGTCAAACAATTCTTGCGCCTGTTTCTCCAGCTCGTTCAGACGGATGGTGTTGGCTTCACCGTCTTTCAGGTCGGGAACACAAAGGTTCACTTCTACGAAAGATTTCTTCCAATATTTGCTTGGCTGTTGTTTCTTGGCATGAATGACAATCCTTTCGGATTTCAATTCGCCCGTCAGCTTCTTGCCGTGAGGAACGATGGGAATACCGAAAGGCTGGCAATCACGGTAGAGTATGTTCGCGATGTCGGTAGTTACTATCATTTGACTTCCTCCTTCAATCGTTTCTCAGCGTATAGAGCCGCACCAGTTGATACTTCATAGCCTTTAGATTCGACGTGCGAGGCATACTCAGCATCGTTTCTAATCACCAATCCGTCATCCTCAACTGAATACTTATTTGACTTACGGAGTGTTCCAGTCCGGTTCTGATAGTTGCCATTCTTTACAGCGTAATCGACAGCCTCTTTACCAACCTTCTCCTCAACGGCTTTCACCTCGGCATAACCTTGTTCGAAAAAGCTATCCACGTCCGAAAAATCAAACTTCACATCCATATCTCTGAGTAACCAAAATAGTTTGTATTCTTCACCATGTAAACTTTGCCAGTTCCACGGACATTCTCACCGTCCATACATCTGACTTCATCACCAGCACTCAGTGAGATTTTCTTCTCACAGACTACGTGATAATTCGGTCGGAACACCTCACCGTTCTCCGAAGTAAACTCCTTGGTCGAGTTATCATCACAACGGCATTTACACACGTCCTGCCAGCTTTCACCACCGGTTCCGGGGATAGGTCGGCCAAACTCGTCTGTTTCCATCGGAGTAAAGACCTTAACCTGTAATGTATGTGGAGCAAATATCATAGGAATCTGACTTTAGGTTTATCGCTTAACGTATCTTCAAGACCATACTTCTTGCACAAGAAAGAATAGTATTCCTTTACGCCTTTTGTATCCCATGACATAGAGAAACCGTTCTCACTGATGGAAGTGGCACGGAGTAATAGAGAGGGGATGAACTTCGCCATAGCCACTGAAACAAGTCCGATGTTTGACGGGCCCATCTCATCCTCTCCGCTTACTTCTGAAGAAAAACTTATCTCCAAAAGGTCAGCCTCCGACAAGTTGATGCCGAAGGTCTGAAACTTCTGTGATATGTAGTCATTTACTGTCATGCGTTCATGGTTGACAAATCAAAGTTCACAATCAGATTCGGGTTCGTAATCTGAGGAATCCACTCTGCGGTGTATTCCAGATAACGACCGTTCTTGTCCTTGTAACCGGAAATAAGCATATCACCGTCTGCCTGGGTGTAGTTACGTCCCGGTACGCCGTCCACTGCTTCGTATGGAGTGTGGAAACGCATATAACCGACCTTATCCTGCGGAAGCAAGGTGATACGGTCGTCGGCGTAAATCTGTACGTTCTTTCCGGTCTGGTCTTTTACGTAATCTTCCTTGATTTCAATGGCCGGAAGCCCGATGCCAGTGAACACTTGGGAAGCCAGTTGAGATGTAATCAAACCGGTTGAAAGGTACATTTCATTTCCTGTAAGCTGCATCTTGAACTTGTCACCAAACTCAGCCGACCCGATGATATTCTTCACGAAAGTTCCTCGGGACATAATCATCTTCTGGAAGTTTCCATAATCAGCTTTCAGAGCATTAATCTGCTGCTGCAAATAGGTGATGAAGTTCGTCTTCGCACCAGTATCAGGCTTGATGAACTTGAACGGCAATTCAATGTCGAGAAGGTCAACGCCTCCGGCATTGTCATCCTTATTCTTGACTGTTGCTTCTCCGGTCATCAGAAGTGAACCTACAATAATATCCATGCGCTTGTGGGCTGCCAAAAGTACCTGACGGTAATCATCATAGATGAAGTTCACGATTTCCTGCATGGCTGCTACCTGGTCGGCAGGTTTAGCTGCATTGAACTTGTCAATCAAGTCCTGAAGCTCAGACAAGCGGTCAATGGAAATCTGGTAAGCATCGCCAAGATAAGCGATTTCACCATATCCTGAGCCGATATTCCGGCGTTCACGGATAGGCTTCTCACCATAACGAGAGTTGATAGAACCGGCCATCACGCCCGTAACTTGTCCGATGTAGTCCTTGAACACACGAGTAGTCGTTCTACGGAAATCGAGGTACTGCTGCCAGTAGATTGTATCCTTACGAGTCTGAAGGACACGCTGAATAACGGCGTTAACGATGTTGGGGTCGTTAAACAGAGTATGAATAGTTAGCATCATATATTAGTCCTCCTTTCTTTATTTGCTTGCAATTATACCTGCTGCTCTCAACGATGCTAGAAGAGCATTAATTTTATCTTTCTCATCACCACCTGCTGCATCATCAACTTTTGCACCCTGCTTTACCAATCCCAAGGTACTTGAGTTAGCTGCCTGATAGGTAGTGTTATTGTCCGTCCAAGGTACTTCTACATACGCCTTTCCACCTTCCAATGCTACTGGATATTTCTTTCCGCTTTGAGAGAATCCCAACTGAATACCTCCCATCACAGAATCAGAAGCTTCTGGCAGTTCATACGAAACACCAGCCGGGGATTGCACGCCTGCAGCGTTGAACTGGAAATGCGGCATGTTAGCCTTATCAATGTCAGAGAAAGGCATAGCCAATTTGGTAGGCTCAATTTCAAATGCTCGCATCAAAAGAGCAACTAATACAACGCCTTCTTCTACTTGTACTCTTCCGTACAAAGCTGAGTTAGCAACTACCTTTGGAGTAGTACCGCTTACAGCTGTAGCTTCATAGAGTACAGTACCAACTTCCACTGTTTCGCCAAAGTCGGCAGCCAGTGTCAACTTATCGAAAGCTTTGTCTGATTTGTCAATACTGTTGATGGTAGCTCCATGAGAACCATTACCCAGATGCATACCCACATAAGCCAAAGAGTTTTTCTTGATCTTCAAAGTGGTATTGGAACCGGTGGTAAACTTTTCATAGACTTCTACACGGATGGCCACCTGAGCGGTTTTCTTTACTAAGTCGGCGGCAATGGGAGTGAAGGATGGAAGAAATGAACCAGCAACAAGGTTGGTCGTATCCAGCTTGTAAGGCCCTCTGCGTCTTACTCCGGTAGAAACATCATAGCGTTCCTCGATGGACGGTTCAGGCTCCATGTAATACTTGTATCCTGCTGACATAAATTACTTGTTTTGTTGTTCGACAATAGATTTTGTGTCCGCCTCAATCATTTTGGCGAACTCACTCGCTTCTTTCTCCTGCTTCTGTTCGGCAGTCTCAGGAGCTTTGGAGAACTGAAACCCGTTGTTAGACATATCCTGCTTCATGTCCTTGAAATAAGTATCCAAGTCCGTGTTCTCAGGAATGTTGCGGTCTTTCAGCATAAATTCGGGAATACCGTACTTCTTCGCCACTGCTGAAATCTGAGAATTGCGCTGCGCCTGCGCTTCATTTTCCTCCATTTTGGCCAGCTTGTCGGCAAACGGCTTGATACCGGCGGCAATGCCATCGGCAATCATCTTTGCGATGTCTGTCTCCTGCGGCTTTGGAGGGTCGTTTGGTTTCGGTGGTTCTGGTTTCGGATTCTCGATTGGTTTTCCGTCTTTCAGTCCATGCTTCTTCTCGTAGTTTGAAACAGCGGAAGTCTGCGCCTGTCCTGCACGGAAATCACCATAGTTTTGCATCACGTCCTGAAATGAGATACCCTCAACGATGGAGGTCACCTTCGTTTCGTCCGTTACACCCTCTGCCTTCTTTGTGGCGATACGGGTGAGTGTGGCAGTGTCCACCCCAGCGAATTTCTGTTGCAGTCCTGCCAAGATTTGTTCAAAGATTGTCATACCGTATGAGTTTGATTAATAATTTCATACGGTAAATTTACTTATAGAGAAAGGGAAGGGGAAATTTTAAGGCTAACGATACGAAACAATTAGGGGAATGTTCGTTTTTAGACAAAAAGAAAGCGTGACTACTAGGGTAATCACGCTGGAACATCATTCAATTATACTTTTAAAATTTCAATATAGCTGCTTCTATTTCTTTTTTGTCAGAATCTTTTACGTTCCTCAAAGCATTCAGGAAAGGTAAAATTAAAGAGTCATCAACCATGAACCAGACTGGATTTTTAAATAATTTTGGGTATCCGGGATCATCTCCATAGCCATTCCATCTCATTGCCATTCTTCTTTCCCCATTTTCCCAAATACCTATCGCTATAGAAAAATCATCATTTTCAAATACAACATTCTCAACCTTAAAATTACTTGGATTTACATCTTTTGCTTTCATTGTACTATCCTCCATTATATTTAATTAATAATCATAACAAATTTATAGCTGCCAGTTCCTCTGTCAGCGCGTTAATACCTTTCTGAATCTTCTCCAACTGCTGTTTACGGGGTTTGTGTACTCCAGCCGCATAATGCCACAACTGACGCTCATTAATTCCAGTTATCCGGCTCAAAGCAGCTTTAGTAAAGATACTGCTGTAATAGTTGATGAAAGTGGCAGCATCTATCTTGAACTTCAATGTGAACTCTCCCTGCAAAATTTCCACTGGAGCGATGTTCATCTCCTTGCATGACTCCAGGTAAAGTTCAACAGCTTCCTTCATGTTCTTCTCGATTTCCTTTACGTCGTTACCGACAGTAATCACCGGAGCACCTTCAATATAGGCACTAAGATTATTACCAGCATGTTCTACAATCACTTCTACGGTTTTCATACTGACCTCCTTTTTATCGTTAAACAAAAGAGGCGGGGGCTATTTTAGCCCCGCTTGCCTCAGAATGTTGTAATAAGTGCCTTTCTCAACGCCTTTCTTGCCGTGGTCGGGGACAATCACTACATGGCTACCATCAGTGTAAACCATGTGACTGCCTTTCTGCCTCACGAACCAAAAGCCATTTTCAGTAAGCAGCGTTACAACGTCTTTAACTGATTTGTAGCTCATAGCGTTTAAGACTTAATTACGATGCAAATATAGTAAAATAACGAATAATCACAAAGAAGTATTCATGTTTTTACTATGATAAAGAAAATAGCTATACCTCGAAAGATACCGCTACTCAAATAGTCAATATTTTAGATTTATATCATTCTGTTTTGTATTATCCCCGTAAATATTCTGACTGGGTTGTTCTATTCTTCAGATTTACTGCTGGAACTTTTAAGAGAGGAAAGCTGTTTCTGCTTCTCGATGTCGTTCTTCTGTTTCTCAGATTGCTCTTCCTTGATGGCTTCAATCTCATCCAGAACTGCATCCACGTTCCCCACAAAGGTAATGGCCCGCTGTTGAGACCAGATTTCACCGTCCTTGGCCTTGATAGCTGTGTCTATCTTGTCTTTGATGTCCTCCAGCTTATACGGCTGCATCTGCACATCCACATCGATGGTTTCGGAGGCTTCTTCAAGGGTGGAATTCACGGAACCCAACGCGGAGACAAGGAAATTTACACGTCGTTGCATGAACTCGCCGACGATCTCGTTCAGATTTTCTACGTTAAGGTGGGTGGACATAAACACATAATCGAAAGTCACACCGGAAACGGCGTTTCCTGTACCTTTCAGGGAGTCAAAAGAGATTCTGGGTGTATTGGTCAGTCCATATATCTGGCTCAGCAAGGTTTCTACCTCGAACTTGACAGTATCAGGTACCTGTGACCAGGTAAGATACTGGGCATTTGCTCCCTGGCCGGTCAGCTCGACAACACGGTTCTTGAACTCACCTGAGAAATTCTCCACGTTACCAAAAAGCATGAGGATAGGGAAGAAGTGGTAGTCGATACAGTCTGCATAGTTTGAGAGAAGCTTCTCCAGTCTTACACGGAGGCTCTTTATCTTTTCACAGTACGCTTCCGGACGGTACATATAAATCACCGGCATCTTCTTGAATCCATGTGCAAATGAGCCTTTGTCAGTCCAGTTGCTTGTCAGTTCCCACTGATAAACCATGTCCTTGGTAATGGTCATGAAGCAGGTAATCTCCACGTCATTCAGATCTTTCTTCTTGTATTCACGGGACAGGGCCACCAAATCCCCCTGGTCATTGAAGAAAGGGTAGAGCTTGTCGCCACGGAACGGAGACCAGATGGCACTCTTCAGACGGTATTCAGGTTTTGATTTGCCGAAGATTCCTGAAATCTTTCGTTTGAGCTTTGCCCAGAAGCCGTCATCCTTCACCACATACCAGTATTCGGCCACTTCCTGCTCGGCCAGCCATGCCCGGACTACTTTCTTGTTCTGGTATTTCAACTTGTTCTTCTTGAACACCTGCTTCAATGTGGAAAGAAGGCTTTCTTCCGATTCATCCGGCTGGCAATCAAGGACCGGTTCTGTTCCCACGGTGAAGGCTGTCTGAATATTCACGATGTCCTGCTCGATAGGAAGAGCAATCCTGTTCGGGTCAACTTCTTTCCTTACCGCCGGCTCAACATATTCTTTCCCGGTTGTAGGGTCTGTAATCCGTTTCTCAGGCTGGGTCGTAATTTTGATTTTCGGGTATTTCTCTTCATCTATCACTATCTCGTGCTTGTTCGGATTCCAGTCGTTGTAAAGAGCGTGAGCGTTTGGTTGCTCAGTCTTTCGTCCTTTCTTCAGATAGTAGATTTTTCTCTCTATTTCAGGTATAGCTAAAATTTCTTCTAAGGTTCTCATATTATTACATTTATTGTTCCAACTTTAAAAGGTAATCCATATTAGTCCAGCCGCCATTAGCCTTTATGCTAATTATTTTCTTTTCTAACAAGTTTTTTGGAATTGCATCGTTCAAAACTCCATAGCGGTATTCGTACTTTTCATAATCCAACCAACTCACGTTTGGACTATAAATTTCAAACTTACCCCATTCTCCTTTTCTTTCAATGAGAACTAAGTTTATGAACTCACCAACTGTATGAGGTCTATCCAGTTTTACATCGTAATAAGCTGAACAGTCTCCAGACTCTTCTGAGGTTTGTATAAAGCGTATCATATTCTAAAGTTTAATGTCCAAATATTTCTGAAACGTCTTTGGGTTTCATAATTCTACCGAGAAGTTCTCCCAGCACATAGTAGCGTGCAGCGTCAATACCGTGGTTATCGTGGTCTTCCGGCTCGTTGATGTAGTTTCCGTCCTTATCCTTTGCCCAAACATAATTTCTGAACTCCCGTTGAAGATTGTAAGAACGCCTTGTAATGAAAATTTCCATACCCTGCATCTTGTCAATACCGGCATTGACAGATCCTTGTCCCTTCTCTACCGGATAAATCCGGATGCCACCGTTGTGTATTTCCTGTATCAGCCGTGGGTCAGCACTGTCGGCAATTACCTTCAGATTCCAGGGACGGAGAGTCTTTATAATATCCCCAGATAATAATCCAGTTCTATAATCCAGCTCATCCAAATACAGTGCATTGTCTATGATTCCACATCTGATAGCTGCTGTAGGATCATTGGTATAACCAAAATCCAGCCCGATTCCGACCTTCTTGCACCACATTGGGAACTCATCCACGATACCCCATTTCTTGAACACGGCACCTTCGGCCACGTCCGCCCAACGTCCGATAACCACATGAGCGTACTTCTCCGGATTCTTCTCTTTCATTTCCTTGACTTCTCTCAGGAACTCAGGAGAAAGGTTCTCTATATTGTCGAAGTAAGTCGTATGGATATGAAGTACATTCGGATGGGTGGAAATCTGTACCTGGACGCCGTCAATCTCCACCAGCCGATGAGTATTCTCGATGTATTTCTTGTAGATGAAATGGTTTGAATCGCATGGATTCATGATGATGATAATCCGGTTCTGAATTCCCTTCTTACGGATGGAGAGCATAATCTTGTCAAACTCGTCCTCACTGGTCCATTCCTCTGCTTCATCACATACAAAGGTGGTGATACCCTGAATGGATTTCAGCTTGGCTGTCTGATTCCCGGAAGAAGTCTTGATACCACGGAACATGATACGACTGCCGGTCATCCGGTTTACGATGTCCGTCTTGGTGGTCTTGAAATACTTTGTGGTTCCATCCAAATCTATCTTTTCCATCATCTCTGGAATGATAGACATCCCGGCAGATACCATCGTGTAACGGGTATAAAGAATCTGGTGGACTATCTTCTCTGTGGGAGTCATCTCGAACGTCAGCCGCTCAATGAAGGTGGAAGCGTTGAAAGACTTTCCCGATCCACGGCCACCGGTGATAAGGATGATAAACTTCTCGCTATCGGTATATAGCGGATGATATATCGTTTGGGGTACAATCATTTCAGTTTGTCTTTAATCCATGAGTCAATAGAAATTCCGTGGTTAATATCCTTTGGAATATCTGCGTCTTCGTCTTCTCGGTCTCCAAAACCTTCTTTTCTTCCTAATGTGGAAAGTAAATAGCGAATCATATACCCATCTGGACGTTCACGCCATCCGATAAAGTTCCCATTTTCATCTTTCTCAGGGATACCAAGCGCAAGTACACGTGCAGATACAAGGCATTCATCTACCAGAGAACCTCTTTCGTCGGTGATAGCATCTTTGAACTGGCAGTCTGTTCTGGCCCAATCATACACGGTTTTTCGGGTTACATTGAATACAGCAGCAACTTTAGAGAGATTTCCACCTGTTTTATGAAGGACCTCTCTGAATTTCGATATGTCTGGCTTCTTTCCCATGCGCGCGTATCTGTTTATTTTGATTACTCAATTCCAAATTCGACCCTATCCATAAACTCCTTTCCGTCAATATAACGTTCATCAAATCCATAACCGAACATTTCCATGAAGTTCGCTCTTTCTGTAGGACTTTTGAAAGACAAAACGACATAACTTAACATACCATTGTCTTTCTCAAAACTATTTTGACGTCCTATTCTGTCTTTTATTTTTTGTACTTCATTGTGGCGTGCAATTTGATTTTCTTTTGAATCGCTATAAAAGTCCCCGGAACGATCAATGTTTTTATTTTCTTCTCCTTCTTTGGTTATTTCATCTATACTGTATAGTGAATCGTTTAGAATATTGTCTTTACTCCAAATTTCATCATTTACAGCAAAATCAATATCACCGACACCTAACATATTTAGGTCAAAATCATTTAGCCCAGCATAATTATAATCAATGCCATCAAGTAGTTCTTTCAACATATCGGAATCAAACTCTCCTTGAACATTTCTGTTATTCATAAAGATATTTTGTTCTTTCTCGGTTTTTTCATCCATGTGAACTACTTCAACACGAATTAGATAGTCATTTTCTTTCGTGTCAGAGTTATACTTATTCACCTCATCCATAATCGAGATACGCTGATGCCCTGATACAAGATTACCTGTAACTTCATTCCAAACTACACCGCCCAATAATCCTATACGTTTTAAGTTCGCTTTCAAGTTCTTTCGAGCTTCTGGGGCAATTTTACGAGGATTATAATTGGCAAATTTTATGATACTTCGTTGTATCTCCCTACTTTCCGGTTGCGTTATTTTATTTCTTGTCATCATCCTTTACTACCTTGCGCGTTTTTTAATCCTACATAAAATCTTTTTGGTACTCCTTGTTTTACTTGTGCAGGAGAAATCGTGTCTGAACCAAAGTATCTGAACATATTTGTTCTATATCTGCTTGTAACAGAATTGACTCTATCACGTACAGAATGCTGTCTGTTTGTGCCTAGCCCATATTGACGAGCTGCACGATACAGAATACGCATTCTTTGACTTTCTAATTCCGATAACGATTTTTTTCTGACTCAATACCTCTACTTTCTGTGTTTATATTCATAATCGAAAATTAGCTTTTCAGAGTATGGGAACTCTTCCAAAATACGTTTAAAATCATGTGGATATTTGTTTCGCATCATGAGCATTGTTTTTAAATCAATGGTAAAACCTTGACTTATAGCACCTGGATCATACACAAAAGGTTGTATTAATCCTCTTAGTCTAATATATTGAAGCACTTCCTTGTTCGTCCATAATGCAAGAGGATAGACCATACCTTTGTCTGTTATATAACTGGACTTCGCGAATTTCTTTAACCGCATCCGCTTCATGTATCCATCTACACCTTTCATCCCGCTGAATGCGTATGATATGCCTGTTTCTTCTCTCACAGCTTGTTCTATTTCTCCAATTTTTCTTGGCTTGATTGAAATGTTTGGTTCACGAAAGAATCCACAGGCATCATAATAATCACGTTGAAAATGCTTTATTTGGCGAATTTCTACGTTATTGTATTTTGTTTCTGCCCATTTGATATAAGGTTGGACATGGTCTAAGTTGGGAATAAGGTACATATAATAGCATATAACCTTATTAAACATACCAGCAAGCATGTCCAATAAGGCTATACTATCTTTACCTCCGGCTGAATAATATAATACAGCAGTATCAGTTTTTTCACGGATACTCTGTATTATCTGCATAGACAGTAAATATTTGTTCATCATTTACTCCCTCCACCACTAAAGGCAACATTTAAGTCATATCGCCTTTGTTCTCTACTACCTAACTGTGAAGCACTTGCCGTATTTCTACGGTTTGCTACCAGTCTTCCACCTAAACCGGCACCATTCATATTTCGTCTTGGCCCGGCAACTCTGTTAATTGCTCTTGCGACTCAGCTTTTGACTATTTAGATTAAATGTTCTCTGTACTTATTACTTTGCCAAGATGATACCATACTTGACTTATCAAGTATTCTACGCCGTTTTCTATTTTTGTAAGATCATTGCCTTCTTCATCAGCGAAAATAACATACTCGGCAGATTTCACCTCCACAGTGAGACGTGGTGCATCTTTTCGTCTGCCATTGATTAAGTATAAGGCATCATATTTGATTGGTATTACTTCAATCTCTTTATCATCGTCGGGTATATCCTCTTGTCGTTTGTATTCTTTGCCATCATGTCTAAAATAAACATATCGTGATACATTAGAGGGATATACATACCTGTGTTCTACATCTTGTTTGCCATTTAGAATGTCTTGAAAACATTCTTTGTTAATCTGTAATGTCAATACTTTCATAATCGTGTAAAGTTTAAATGTTAGTTGCGGGTGATGGATTCGAACCACCGGCCTTCACCAAGTCAAAGTGACGAGCTGACCACTGCTCTAACCCGCGATGGTATCTATACAAAGATACCCCATTATGAAGACAATTTTGAATAACGATTCAACGCATACGAAACATTAAGCCAAATGTTTGCTTTTTAGCCATGCGTCACGTTTCTCCCTGCACTTTTCCAGTGTTGGGGCACAACAAGTAAACAACTCTCCTGAATCTGTTTTGTAATCATACTGATACATTTTTACTTTTTTACCTCTTAATCTGGTAGTATAGGTACAATAGTTTTCACTACCAGGCTGGCATACGCTGCAACCATTTACGTTTATCGATTTCATAGCCATCTTAAATTATCCGTTTACAACTTCTGGTATCTTATAATAGTCACTTTTTGATGCTTTACCTTCGGTTATCCAACCTATACCCACCCAGCATTTTATTTCACCGTCATGAATCACTCTGTAACCTGCATCCACAACCGCCTTGGGTGGGTTCACGCTCATCTTGATGCTTCTTACATCAGATGCTTTGACTGTCAACTTTTCTTTTTTCATAACCATCTCAAATTAGAATAATACACACCGTTCAATTTCGTATAATCACCATACAGCTTTACTTTGCCTTTGTACATCATGGCGAACTTAGAACTGCCAGCGGCAGCCATCATCATGGATTCTGTTACTTTCGATTCATGTCCGTATTTCATTACAAGGGGATAAACTTGCCCTCTGAAGAAGATTTCGCTGTCTGTCATATCATTTACTGACTGAATAGGCAAAACGCCGTTATGGGCAAAATAAACGCCATTCTCGACAAACGGGTGACAGTTCTTTCTGCATTTAGAACCGTGTGTAGCCAGTCTCATGTGAATGATACATTCTTCTTCAATGCCAACCTCTGAAAGATGGGCCAGAAACCTTTGATAATTCATTGACTTGTATCTGTGCTTAGAAGAGACAAAACCGTAACCGTCATGATTGATTCTCTGAACCTTATTTAAGGTGTCCAGCGTTGGCATCTGGACACCTTTGGGTTTATATATTATACAACACATATTTGATTGATTTTAACCGTGTGAGGCTCATGCAAGAACCTCAGCACGTGATTTGAAGAATGATTTTTCTTTCGCTGTCAAGAAAGGTATCTCGTCGATTGAAGTTACCTCTGAACTCAATACGTTCTTCTTTGACCACGCTACCAGCTTGGCACAGAAGTTAACCCAGTTAGAAATCTTTTCGAAGTCCGTAGAACCCTGATGCTGTCTGAACTCTATAGTCTTGTGACGGGTATAAGAACAAGCGTTCACCTTAAAATATCTGTTGTCTCTCATTACGTTTAGAACGTCATATCTCGTTCTGCAACATTCAAAGCTTATACCTTGAAGAGTCTTGCACCACTGGCTGTTGTTTGCACGTCTTGAACGAGCCATAAAAGTATCAATCACCTTCTCTAGTTTCTGATAATTCTTGAACACATTTACATAGGCTTCGCCGGACAGATTTGCAGCCCCTATATGCACATGCAAGCCTGTTGATATATTCACTTGTGCACCCGCTTCATTCAAAGACTTACAGCAAGTCTCTAAACTTTTCATACCTGCCTTACCTGTGAGAACTGGCGATACACATTCGATAGGGTTGTTGCCTCTGATAGAAGAATCAGAAACAAACTTGTAGTAGTGGTTGTTGTCAACGTGATTATAACCCTCATACTGAAAAGGCATTTCGTTTCTTGTAGCGCTTTCTCTCATAAGGCTGGCAGCTACCAGGCATTCAATCTCAACCCCAAAAGTGAACCTGTGTGTCTCTCTGACAGGTTTAGGCAGTTCAGCCATAAGCAACTCGACTTCGTACTTTCTCAAACCCAACTTGACGAAAGCTGCTTTCTTTGCTGACTTAGAACCTTTCATGTTTTTGATTTCTTCTACTTGTTCTTTTAATGTCTTCATAATCGTGTGTATTGAAAATTGATAATCGTGTTGATATGCAGGGCTTTTGCCCTGCTTGTTGTTTATAAAGTTGTTTCTACTACCTTGTGAAGTTTTTTAATATCGTATGCACCTGTACTGCAACCCATATTTGACGCTGATGTAACAGCGAACTCAAGTGCTGCCATAACTTCTAAACTTGCATCTATAGCTTCATTTTTAGCTTTCTCATACTCACGTGCATTAACTGTTGTTTCTTGAACCTTTTCAGCTTCTTGCACTCTTTTAAGAGATTCATTGATAATTCTGATTTGAGCCTTGATTTCTTTGATGTACTCGCTGCTAATAGTATTCATAATTGTATGTGTTTAAATTGTTATTCAAATTATATTTTGACTTTCTGATTGCAAATATCAAACTTTATTTTGAATAAACAAAACTTTTAGAAGAAATTTTTCAAATTATTTTTTGATATTATTCTTTAATATGTCTATTTATAATTTGAAAAATGTTCTTATATTTGCATCAAACTATAATTTGAATAATATGTTACGAGTACAAGAGATCTGTAAGGAGCAGGGAATAACCATGCAGGATTTAGCAAAGAAGATGGGAGTAACTTACCAGGCTTTATATGCTGCTGTTTCCGGTAATCCTACCATCGGAAAATTGGGAGATATATCAAAAGCGCTAGGGGTTAGTATTGTCGATTTGTTTGCAGAGAACTCTCAAGATTCCGAAGTGAACGGCTACGTTAAAGTAAAAGGGAATCTATATGAAGTTCACTCATTTGAGGATTTAAGAAAGTTATTGGAATTGAATGTTTAATCAATAAAGTTTTAGCTATGAAAAAGGTTGTATTTATGTTGGCAATGATTTTGCCTATGTTTATTTTGCCTTCATGTTCTAAAGATGATGAACCAAATATCGACGGACAGTTGGTCGGAATTTGGGAGGAAGATACGAATTCTGAGTGGGAAGTGTTTTGCATAGAATTGAAGGAAGACGGAACAGGTTGCCAATGGGCAGAGGATTACGGGGAAATCGACGAATACGGTAAAAGTTATTTTGCCTGGAGCACGTCAGGAGGGAAAATTACAGTTATACATGAAAATGATGGAAGTATGACAATGGATTATGCCATCAGAAATGGAAAATTATATGTTTCTTATGAAGATGAGACAATTACGTATGTGAAGAAATAATATACAATTATTAGATTGTAAGCCGGAAGCATAACGCTCCGGCTTTTCTACTTATGTAATATTTTATCCAGCATTAGCAAAGACCTTTGGATAGTTCCTTTTCTGGTATTGAATTCTCAGATACCCGATAAGGCTTTCATAGTCGGTCAAGAAACCTTCATTGACCAAATCAGCAACCTTCTTTTCGAGCTGCCACAATTCACGTTGTTTTTGTTCCTCACCATGCTTATTACGTAGCATCTTTTCATGACTGTTGAAGATAACCCAGTTCAAGGCTTCACCGACCTTCTGCATGGCTTTAGGCATAAAGTCTTTGGGAACGATTTTCATAATGGCAGAAGAGAGTTCCCTATAAGCGTCCCCAGCATCATTCCGGTAACGAATCATTTGATCAGAAACGAATTTGATTACATCATATTTGAATGACGCATTTAGCCACATAGCCAAATCAATGAACAATACAGGATGAACCCAGGTTCCACCGCATTTACCGCGTGAACTTAAATAGGGAGAATTTTGCCCATTTAGATTTTCTTTTTCAACGATGGTAGCGATTAATTCCTTGGTTGATTCATTTTCAAAGTATTTCTTCAATTCTTTGTTTGAGGAGTTTCGTTCGTTCCATAACTTTACAAGCCTGGTAGCATTGAAATAGCCATCAACGGTGCGTTGAATAACTTCTAAATTCCCCATTTGCCTTACCATTTCTTGATTTGTTTTCATGTCTCAGTGAATCTTAGATTAAAAAATTACCCCACCAAAGGCAAGCTCCTCACTTCTTACCGATGGCAGGGTTTATACTTTTCAGCCGTGAGGATAGCTGTTATTATCTCTTTGAGACAAAGTTACCAACATGGTGATTTTTAGCCTAAGATTGCTTAAACAAAGAACAAACAATTGGCAAAATGTTTCATAAAAATACCCCGAACCTTCCGGAACGGGGTCACTTGATTAGTCCTTTGACCTTCAATCTTTCTAAAATCTGGTTGTAAAGATACTCTATATCTTGCCGGAAATCCTTATACTGCTGGTAGATAAAGGAAACATCAGCGATATTGTTTGAAATTACACACGGGGAAACATCCGGGAACACGCCGGAGATTTCTGCCCGGATACCGTTCGGCAGCCGTCCGCCGGCAAGCACGCTGGGGGCGAACAAGAACAACACGATGAAGAGGAACTTCTTCCGCTGGGTAACACTTTCTGGATTGGGCGGACAATCTGCATCGGAAAGTATCTCTCTGAACCAGTCGTAAATCTCCGGGATGAGAGTAAAATCAGTCAGGATGGGGGAGGATAACTCCTGCTCGCGTTCTGATAATCTTGATTTCTGTTCACGTATTGATTTCAACTCCACGATTGATGAAAATTCTTTTGTCATAGCTCGATAGTTTTAGAATGAATTAGTATATTTGCATCATAATCGTGTGTGGGAGTTGGCTTCTAATCGTGTGGGCTGGCTCCCTTTTTTGTTTTATGCCAAGTGGTATGCGTTCAAGATGGCGAAAGTGTAGATGATGACCGTTACCAGACTGTCCAAGAATATAGCCCATTCTCCCAGCTTTTGAATCTGACTGAAACTCATGACCAGGACAACAAGGAAACATATCCATTGGCTTGAAAACAATCCTATCCCCAGCAATAAAAGTCCGATAGTATCCATGAATAATGCAACATGAAGCCATGGATGCGCCATCAGATACCATCTTTTTGCTGTCTTATCTAGGTCCTGAAAGACTTTTGCATGTTGATATAGGGATTTACATCTGAACAGCTTCACAAGCTCGTACAGGGCTTGTATGATGATTAAGGCGTAGAATGCGTGTTTCATGGTCAGTAGCTTTTATCTCCGTGCTTATACGGACGAAGTTCATTGTATTTCATTTTCTGCTTGATGTGCCAGAAGATGTCGATATTTCTGTCCCGGCAGAAAGCGAATATCTCATTCAGGAGGATAAATGGTTCATCCCTGTAGAAGTTGTCGGTGACATAGACACAGATTCTAAACATGGACTCCGTGAAGGTCATATCAGAGTAATCTTCCGTATCGCTTCCTTCGTAGTCGAAGCTATCTAAATCATATCCTCTCAATCCGGCCAAATCCAACAGACGAATACAGGCGTCGGAAAGTTCATCCTCAACGCTGTCTTTGATTCCGTGTTTGAAAGCGTACATAAATTCCTCATCATCACGTTTCCTCTGTTTCATGTAATATTCAAAATTGACCCGGTTGGCATGTTTCCCTTTCCGGTCTGCTTCCACAGCTTCCATAAGTTCGGATATGACCAGACAAAGGAAATGCTCGTCACTCAGATTCTCTTCGTGCCAACCGTGGGCTACTGCGCACTGGTAGACCTTATCTCTTAATTGGTTTAGATTCAAATTCATTCAAATTAAAGTTATATATAAACAAAAAGCCCGATGTTTCCATCGGGCACAAAAAAAGCGGTAAATCGTTGAAACACCGCTTTTACTTTTTCGTTTTATTCAACTATATAGTCTTTTGTGATAATATCATTAAAGAATATAGGTGGCAAGATATAACCAGACAATTTTGTATCTAATGTCTTTAGATGTATTATTCCTCTAAGTGAACCGTAATTCAAAGAAGCAAATTGTACCAAAACATTGGTCGGGAAGATTATATGTCCCTCGCTGTCAGTGATTCCTATTATAGAATCCGGATGTATCAAGAAATAGCTGTCAAGGACAGCCCTCATTAATGGAGATTCTCCATTGGAGAATGTCACTGTAATTTTGCTGCAAAGCACATGCTGGGATTTATCATACTTGAACTGTGCTTCTGTTTGGACTTGGATTTCATCATGTTCATTCTTCATGTTTTCTTCAAACATAGCAAACTGCTCCAATTCCATTTTAGCGTATTTATACATCACATCTTTCATAATCCTAATGTTTTATGCTGCATCTTTAATAGATGAATATTCTGTAACCGTAGCAACAGATTCATATTTTTCTTTTCCTTCACCAAAGCTAAAGCTGTTTATATCATAAGATAGAATGGAAACCTTACATTCATACGGACGATGGATAGAAATCAAGTCCTCGCCTATTACAGTTTGCACACGGCAAATTGTTTCAAGTGTAAGGTTCTCATTGCCTTTCAGTAATTTCCCAACGTAAGCAGGAGATACATCAAGCATGTCTGCAAATGCTTTTTGTGTAATTCCCGACTTGCGAAGATGGTACCGGATTGAAAGTGCTATCATGCGAGACATCCGTAACCAATCCCTGTTTCTTTCCAGTTCCTCGGATTTTCTTATGACTTCACGTGAACGGTCGTTTGCCAACTCATTCAGTTTTTCAAAATTAAATCCCATAGTTTTATTCTTTTAATTAATAAATTCATCTTCTTCATAGATTCCGTTATTCTTCAACCATGCCCTAACCTTGTTTATATTGGGGAAAATATGGTCTTTCAGATACGGAGAATCTTGTATCTTTTTACACAGTTTAATGCCTCCTCCTACTATAATATATCTATTATTTCCCATCTTTATAGCATATAGCCGGATGAAAGAGGGACATTCTGTACCGTAGGATTTCATTGGCACATATTCATATTCAAACTTGTATTTCCCATCCAAATATTTGAAATAAGAATCAAAGTCAGGTTTACTTTCTTCCTTGGCGTTGAAATATAACTTGCGGAAAAGGATTTCCAGATTATCCGCCTCTTCAAGTACCTGAAAAGCGGCAGCTTCTGGCTCGGATACTGCAGACCAGACTTGTGATTTGAGATAATTCTCATATTTTTTAAAGAAATCCATAACTTCATCCAAGTTTCTCCAATCCTCAAACAAACGTTCAAATTCATTTACATCTTCGCCATCATATTTGACACTATAAATATATGGAGGGTATATTTTTTCTATTTCCACGATATTTCCATGCTTGAATTAGATGATACTTTTTGCAAAAATAATATCGGAAACCATATTATCCAAATATACCAAGCGATAAATGAACTTATGGGTTAATATTTAACACAAGTACGGTATCCCAACAAGCCAAAGAACAATATGTGCAACTGTATTATTTCTGTAATGCCAGCCTTATCTGTTTGAGTTCACGCAGGGACAACGGCTTTCCGTTTCAGATGGCAATATCTAGAGTTTTGATGATTTCATCAGTATTACCAAGGACAAAAACCGCTACCTCCGCTTCTGTTGCACTTAATGGGAATGTCATATCTCATTTCATACGCTTTCCATGGCAAAACATTAAATAGCCTTTGGTTATTATCCTTTTCCGTTACAATTGTTGCAAATCATATTCCCAAAAACTAAGTTTCCCTTTCACATCACGGATAGGTTTGTCAAACAGAACTGCATCCTTCAGTACCCAGTTCCAGCAACCTTTCTCTGCCCAGACTGAAGGATGGTTCTGTACGCAGTCAGATATTACTACGCTGCCGATTATTGCGCTATGCGGAAGTTCCTCATTACCTCCATAAAGTTTATTTTTGTGTGGAATTACTTTCTTAAGCTGCTCTCTCGTTAATGCTTTCCACCCATCCTTAACTGTATTCTTTGATGAATGTATCAGAACCCTCTGTCCGATATACTTTTGAGGACACTTCCAAGTTCTGTTCTCGATATCTTTTATACCGTGAGCGATAAGACTCGCCCACGGCTGTTTGATTGATATTGCTTTCATAATTTAAAAATAATGTTTATATTTGCATCACTGTCAGTGAGAGGCGACAATCAATGTCGTGCGACAGATGCAGCTATGCTGCTTCGCCATGTACGTGAGTCATGGTGTTCTCCTTTGTAGTTCAAGTGGTCAGAACATCTCCACAGAGAAGATGAGGGTTCGAATCCCTCCATTGAATATTCGTAAAATCCATATATAAAAGCAGGCTGGCAATCAGACCTGCTTTCTTTTTTAATCCTCCAGTAAATCCAATATGCGACAAAAAGCACCTTCAAGAACAGACACCCTATCCTCCATGTCATTTCTGTAGTCTTCATACTCTTGGTCCTCATAGAGTGTCTCACACCCTTCATTTTTTGATGTTGAATATTCCAATGATGTATGACATATATCTGCAATATCCCCAAGAAGCTCATTAACAGGCTTATCGCCCAACATTGTTTCTACTGTTGTTTCTATTTTTACTTTTACTCTTTTCATAAATCAATCTCATATTGTTTGTTGTCAATCTTAGACATTCGGTCAAGTAAAGAGGATGGTACTTCGACACCATATCTGTTGTCGATTTTTATAGGAATCCAGTTGTAATAGACACCACTTTCTTCATGATATACTGGGATTCCATAATCAGCAAGAATACTACCATCAATGCCTTTGAATTTATCTTTCCACTTCTTGATAAAATCTTTTGAAACCTTTAGCCGTTTGTTCGGCTTGAAGTAAGTATGTCCTCTTACCGTGTATGAGACTACATTTTGAGGACTTGACGAATCTGCAAATCTCCATGTATCTTCTGCCCACACACAAGTAATACCGAAATACCAATAGTAGCCGAAGTTTATAGGCTTAACTCCGGTAAAGTCTTCCACCATTTTAAAAACCTCTTTCTTCTCTGATTCTGCCTGCTCGTAGAAGTCTTGACATATTTTTTCAAGCTGTGTTCCTGGTTTTGCTGTTAGTTTCATTTTATCTCCTTTCCACCTATCCCAGCATCCACCACATGACTGCCAGGAATAGGTAATACAATTTCGTTTTCATTGATTATTTCTCCTTTTTTCAACAAGTTGTTCCAATCGTTTCTCACACTCAGCACACTCGATTTTCTTGCGCTCCAGCTTCTCCCGGAACTTAACCAGTTCCTCATCGGATTCCTCATCAAAGAACAGATTGTTTTGATGGTTGTACTCTATGTATTCATTCATCCTGCGTTCTGCTTTCGTTATCTGGGCTTTGGCCGAAATCAGCTTAGACAAACAACTATTAAGTTCTATCGATTCTCCAGAACGCTTATCATAGTGATACAGACTTATGCCAATAATCTGTTTTGGATATTGACATTGCAATTTCGCCATCCTCCATCTAATTACCCATTGGTAACGGAAATACATTTCACGGGGAAGGTTGTAGTGATAAAGGCTGACTTGTTTATCTGCATATCCGTAGTAAAGGGTGACCTCAACCCATTGCTCAACTTTCAGCTCCCTTTCTGCTTTGGCATAATCCTTAGCCATCTGGAACCAGTCATCCATACTTTCCTGCTTTCCCATATCATTCAAATTTCAATTCAAGTTGTTGCCAACCTGGTTCTCTGTATTTGCGATTCGTCTGCATAAAAGCTCTCCGTAAGGCTTCAGCAATCTTATCACGCATTTCTTTAGATACATGTTTCTTATCGGCGTCACTATTCATTTGGAGTATCTTGTTAAGGCTTCCGTTTATTGGCTTTTCGTCAAGGAACAGGCTATACTCTGTAAATATTCGGCTGCAATCCTTTGCAGCTTTCTCTTCTTCCGCATCCTGGTATCGCTCTATTACTGTTTCCTGGGCTGCTCTCAGTATTCTTTGTCCTCGTTCGCTCCTGCAACCATGCCATTCATTCTCGAACATGACAGATATTGCACGCTTCTTACGGACATTTCCTATTCTAGCCCACCCATAATACACTTTCAGTTCACTCATATCACGCAACCTTTCTTTTTCTTATAATCTCCTTACAGATAGCTTCACAAAGCACACGGGCCATATTCACCTCAACGGCATTACCGATAAACTTCTTCTGGTCTGACTGTGGGCCAATCAGAATATAGTCTTCAGGAAATCCCATTATTTTCTTGAGTTCTGCTATCCGAAGCATACGCATCTTGATGTCGATGATGCCATACAAAGCCATAAACTCCTTAATCTTGATTGTCATCGGACTGTCATTAGATGTAACCTGTATGCCGATACCTCCTTCAACCTCTACCAGATAAGGCGGCATTTTATCCATCCGTGCTATCAATGTGAAACAAGGGTTGTTCACAGAACCTCCGGCACTGGTAAACTGCGGATTCATAAGGTAATGCCATTTGCGGTTGGCTGTGATAGTTTGTGATGGTTGCTCAATGCTGCTTCCTACATTTGAGAAAGCCGTATTCATTATCCATGGTTTACGGATAGAAGCCTGCCTCATAAGGACCGGAGTTACCAAATTCTGCTTGGGAACCGTCATTATAGCTGGACATGGCGTTTCAACGCTCCCCAACTGACCTCCACCGGAATAGTAGTTCATAAAGAACGGAGTAACCAATGATAATCTGTCTTTTGTCAATAACGTAGGACATGGCAGGTTAATATCCTTTCCCTTATCCTTGAAGTTATATGAGCACAGGAAACTTGGATTAACTAATGCCAGTCTATCCTTTGTAGTCACTGTCGGCGCAGGCTGTTCTACCGAATGGTTGTGGCCGTTCCCGTAATACGCCGACACGAAAGCATGATGGTCTTTACAGGTAATCGTCCCGGCAGGTCCTTCCACAGATATATTTTTGCAATCTGGCTGTCCACTGAATTGTTTTGAAAGGAAAGACACCTGTACCTTGGCAAAACGGTTGGCCGTGGTCAGTACGCCACAAGGTTCGTCTATTGATTTGACCGTGTCCTGAGGTCTTGCTGTATTGTATCGGGATATGAATGCGTCCTTTCCTCCGGCCACGAATTTAATCAGACCGGCGTAGATACGTTCAAGGGTCTTCTCGGCCAGTGGTTTTTTCCGACTGAAAATACTTTCTCCCTCATCGGAGAAGTCCAGCACCTCTTTGACAGGCTTCCACTTCTCCAGCCGACCGAACATGTCTGTTTTACCATCTTTGCAATGGGTCGGTTCCGGGAATACTATCGGAAGTCCACGTTTGGCGAATATGCCGAAGAACCGCTTGCGAGTGGTGTATGCCCCATAATCGGCAGCGTTAAGAATGCGCCAGTCAAAATCGTAACCATATTTCCTGACGTTACGTTTCCACTTCTCATAGCATCGTCCTTTGTCCTTGCTGATAGGGTGCCCATGTTCATCCATATCGCCCCATGACATGAACTCCTCAACGTTCTCTATCTGGATGTAGTCTGGATCAATGGCCTCGATATAACGGAAAAGGTGTTCAGCAAGAGTACGACTATCAGCGTCCCGTGGCTGGCCGCCCTTGGCTTTACTGAAGTTCGTACATTCAAGGCTGGCCCATAATACAACCAGTGCATCCGGATAAATCTTCTTCATTCGTTCTACATGGGCCACCAAAGGAGACAGTTCCAATGTTCTGATGTCCTCCGTGAAGTGGAGCGCATCCGGGTGATTGGCCGCATGGCTGGCGATAGCGTTTGCGTCGTGGTTTACACAAGCGACAACTTTAGCGCACTGTTCATCTGCGTAGCGTGCGTTTTCTACTCCGGTACTGGTTCCCCCGGCACCGCAGAAAAGGTCTATATAGAGTAACTTTATCATATCAGTTCCATTTTTGAGGCCGGTTGTTGATTCTTTCTAAGTATGCGGCTATCTTCTTTTCCGCATCCTCGCCGTTGCGGACGAAAATTCTCGTCCGTGTCTTGTCGCCGGGGATGGCTACATACTTTCCATGTTTCTCCAGCTCCCGATGCTGGGCGATTTTCAGTTCGGTTCCAGAAGGGTTCTTCTCCAAATCCACTTTACGTGGAAGCATTGGGTCATTTTCCGTTATCATTTTGCAAGATATTTGTTGATTATGTTACTCACTACAAGTCCGGCTTCATCACACATCCCGGCAAAGTTGTCAGACAATGAAGCGTTTTTCTCTTCATCCGGTATTCGTACTATGCTTCTCAGCTCTTTCAGAACGCGCTTTACCTGAAAAACTACCTGAGCATATATTCCGTTTGATTCAAGTTCAGACTGGAACTCCAGTGCCGCACCTTCAAGCAAATCGGAGTAGATGAACAGCTTGTGCATCTTGCGAAGCATTTCTACCTTGAACTCCGGTGTATAGTCCTGAAGAAGCTCTCCCAAGGAATGCGGTTCCAGCTCTCTTTCAAGGGAGTCAATCTTGTTCTTGATTTTCTGTGCTTTGGCAAAGTTCATGGATGAAATCAAGGCGATATACTTCTTTCTCAGTTCATTGAGCTTTCTTTCTGATTCTTGTCTTGTCATTTCTCTACTTTTCTGATGATTAAATACTTTGGCTCACCCTTGCGGAGATTGCTTAATGTCTCTTCGTCAACCTCTGCTTCTGTGAGTCCGTTCACGTTCATGTATTGTGGGAGACGGTATTTTTCACGTAGTCTCCTGATCAGGTTCCAGTCACGAGTTACCCAGTTAATTGTGATTTTCATATCATTTTCTCAGACTTTCACCGCTGAAGAGGACGGTTTTCGTTATCGCCCTCAGCCGGTCAATGGTTCTTTCCCCATATTTCTCTCTCAGCTCGTCTATCGTGAGGTTGGTGGTCAGGATAAGAAGCTTTCCTTTCTTCTCGGCTTCGTCTGCCAGCTCAGCGAATGCAAGCCTTTTTTCGCCGTATTTGACGCTTAAATTCTCTGTCCCTATATCATCCACGTAGATGATGTGTTTCTGCTTCACGGTGTCTAAATCAGCGTTCATCTGCTGTGCATCGTAACAGCTTACCACCTTGCGGCAGTAATGGTTAAGAACCAAAGGAAGAATCTTTCCGCAGATAAGGGTCTTTCCGCGTCCGCAGTTGCCGAAACACAGAAGTCCACGACCTTCATTGCCGGCCAGCCAGCCTGCCACTTCTTCGTACTCAGGAAGCCATCTGGCATTTTCTCCAGTGAAGTACCTGATACCGGCCCAGAGAACTCTTTTGGCATCCGGAACGGTTACCTGTACGACGTTAGGAATAGGGGAGAAGCCCGTATCTTTGAGCCGTTCGATTGTCTGTTGAAAATTTATCTGTTCCATGTTTACCAGCCTTTCTTGTATTTTTCCGGTGAATTATCCTTCAGAACTACGCCCACATCTGTTTTTAAAGGCACTTTCTCACGACTGGCCCAGGTCGCCAGCCGTCTTGGAAGCTCCCAGGTCTTTTCCAGTTCATAGCGCATCTTGGTTTCTGACTTGTTAAGCTCGCTCCAGTAATCGAAGAAAGCCCGAATCATTTCTTTCGGGTACTGGCCGACATAAGGGACTAACGACTGGTAGAAGGATTCTTTTCGTGAGAGAGTAGCGGCTTTAGCCGCGTCTTTCTTTCCTACTACGTTAGTAGTAGTTTCTTTAATAATATTCTTCTCCTTTATTTGCTTTGTGTCACCCGTGTGTCGCTTTTCTGGCTCTTTGGCAGGGTGTGTCACCTGCTGTGTCGCCACTTGTGTCATTAGCTGTGTCACTTGCATCCGTAAATTATTGATTTCCTGAATGATATTTGTGCCACTCATTGTGTCATTGCTTGTGTCACATGCTGTGTCAGACTCTGAACCATTATACTCATTGTACTTTACCAGGGTTATTACATTCATTCCTTGTTCCTTGGAAAGAGTTATCATGTTCTCTCTTCTCAGAAAGGCAAGAAATGTCCGTACTTTCCTCTCAGACCATTTCCAACGCTTTGATAAGAATCTTATGGATGCAGGATATTGTCCTCTTGTATAAGAGACTTCTCGACCTCCGATACTCTCCATACGGGGCGTTGCCTCAAATCGTGCTGACTGAATCAAGTCAAGCCACGCTTCGCAACTGCTAAAAGTCCGGGCTTCATTCCACATATCATTCGAGAAGAACTTGCGGCTTAGTTTGATATATCCTTCCATAATCTTAGAATCTTACGTTAGTCAACTGTCTGCTATTGGAGTACACGGCCCATTTGCCGTTTCCGCTATCCACCAGGCGTAAATCCTTGACTTCGCCAAATCGTTTCAGATTCCCGCAAAGGTCAACGATCCAGCCAGCCTCCTTGTTTGGATGCGGGCGGATGGCACGACCGACTATCTGATACCAAAGAGCCAGCGACATTGTCGGACGGGCCATGACAATCGTATCCAGTTCAGGATAGTCAAATCCGGTAGTAAGTACACCTACGTTGGCCACAACGGGTATTTCTCCGGCCTTGAACGCTTCAAGGATATGTTCACGTTCTTTTTTCGGTGTTTCTCCCGAAACGATGGCTGTTCCGGGAATAGACCAGGTAAGACGTTCTGCTTCCTTCAAAAAACGGGTGAAAACCAATATACCTTTTCGTTTTACACCGCTCTTGGGATTCATAAGCCTTTGCACAATGCTCACCAGAAACCCGTAGAAGTCGATACGCTCATACTCTTTTACTACAGACTTGTCCGTGTAGTCGGCTCCGGTAGTGTTTACCTTCAGATTAAGTTCGTTCCATCCCAAAGGATTCATCGGATAATAGTTCAGCTTCGAAAGATACCCCATATCCAATAGAGTAGAGATTTGAGCCTGATAGATTACCTCAGAGAACACGCACGGGCGTGTACGTGTGATGAACTTCAACATGCTGCCGAAATCCCTGCTTGATGAAAGACGGTAAGGCGTAGCCGTCAATCCAAGTACTTTACATTTCAGCATCGAAAGAAATCTCTTGTACATTCCGTCTTTCGGATTAACCAGATGGCACTCGTCGATAATAATATTCTGAAAATGCTGGAAGAGTTCCGGATGGTTGACTACGCTTCCGATAGTGGCGAAAGTTATTCTTGAAATCTCCTTTCGCCCGAATGAGGCAGAGTAGATGGAACAGTCCAGAACACCATACGAACAGAGCTTCAGATAGTTCTGTTCCAGAATCTCCTTACTAGGTTGGAATACCAGCGTGTGCCCTTCGAGGCGGCTGGCGATGTCGGCTATTACCAGACTCTTTCCGGCTCCGGTAGGCAGCACCATGATGGCATTGTTCTTCTTTGCTTTGTTGGCAAAGAAACTGACAGCCGCATCACTGGCCTTTTGCTGGTAATCTCGTAAAACATAACTCATAAGCCTTTCTCCTTACTCAGTTTGTCTCCCAAAGCTTTGTAATACTTTGTGAGTTCGATTAATTCAAAGTCAGTCCATTTCTTTGTCTGTGCGGCTTTCCATGCCAGCTTGTCGAAGCGTTGCTGACCGATTTTAGCTATCAGATTCTTTTCATATTGTATCAGATGGTCGGCACTGAATCGGTTGCAGTTGTGCATAGCATATCCATTAGCAATGTACGTATGAGTATCTGTTTCCATTGCAACAATTTCCATTTTGCCCAAATAAGTGATACTTTTGACTTTTGTGTCATATTGAGATTTCAGTTTTCCCAATTTCTCAATATCGATTTTTTGAATCTTAAAAGGTCGAACACGCATTAAGAATTGCAGTTTTTCAACATTTGTCCCTGTAATTAAAAACTGCCATGTTTGGTGTTGCTTTTTAAATATTCCACGTCTGTCGCAAGATTCCATTGTCTGTCTACAAGTCTTTTTATTTCCAGTAAACTTTTCTAATAAAACCTTGATTTTGTCACATATATCCATGTATTTTTCGCATTGAGCGATTCCTACACGAAATCCATATCTCAATGTACCATCAGGATTTTTGATTTTTTGCTGGCAAACATGACCATCCGCATCAATCATTCCGGCAATCCATCCACTTTCATAAGACATATCTTGTAGTACGACTTGGAATGGTTTACATACGGTAGTAGTAATATGGTTTGTATTCGGCCCGCTCTTATGTTTTCCATGAAGATTTACTCCATTTATCCACATATTTTGCGTTTCACACCACTTATAGGCGGAGCTGATTTTATCACGTGTAAGCCATTTATGATTGGCTGTCGTTTTTATTTTATCGCCATTTTCAAGTTCTACTTCATACACATCTTGAATATCCCTTTCTACAGATATAACTTTTCCTATTCGGTATCTTCTTGATGTTTTATAGATTATTTCTTCATCAAAGGCAAAAACTTCTTCGCCTACTTTAATATCGCCAAGTTGTTTCCAAGTGAAATCTTTCATAAGAATTAGGCTATCAGGAGTCAAACAATGGCGGCATTCTGCGTGGGCGTTGTCCTCGTCAAAGCGTGTGGCCATGTGGCGGCGCGAATGGAAGTGTCCGCAATCGGCCTGTTCGTATGGCTTTATCTGGCCGCATGATATACAGCGGAAATACCCGTTCGGCATACAATCACGAAGCCGGATATAGCGGCTGAAAACTTTATCGAGTTTGGCCACTAAATCCGGCTTCTTCTTTACTTTGATACCTGCCTTGTCGAATAGCGGCAAGGGTTTTTCTTTCTTCTTTTTAGGTTTCTTGATGTAATACGGCATAATTCATAATTTTAGCTTGTGGTACCGGCAGGATTCGAACCTGCAATGTTTGGCAATCTTCACGTCTGATGCGTAGAACGGTATGATTCGTTTTACATTGATGCCCCGTTTTCATAACATCGTAACCAAATCTACTAAGAGTTGTCAGCGTCTATCCATTCCGCCACGATACCAGAAGCCCGTCTTTCCGGGCTGTCAATTACACTTCGATGATTACAATGTCAGGTGCAATAGTTTTAATTGCTTCAATCTGTTCATCAATAACAGTGTTTTTATATTCCTCAATGGCTTCATTTGCCCCAGCAGAAACCAAAGAAAGAGAAACTTCACGGCCATCTACATCTGCATAAATTTCAACTTCGATTTCTTCACAATCAAATCCTTTAAAAAGAGGGATATTCAGTTTGAAGGATTTCGGAAGATTGGAATTTACAACCTGAGAATAGTTATCTGTTTTGTTTCCATTTTCTTCTTTACTACGTTCAATATCCTGATTTACTTTAGCCTTGAAGTTCTTCAAAGTAGAAACCAGCATCATGTTCTCAGACTTATCCTTGAAGAAGGCACGGTGCATCTTGAAGAACTGGGACAACTTAATAGGTTCCCATTTCCTTTCCGCATTGATACCGAACTCCTGCATTTCCTTTGAAGGCTGAAGGATTCCACCGATTTTAGTCCGATAATAGTTGGTTTCATCTATCGTTAATGCTAACCCCATATTATCACGGTTTACGATGATGTGGGTCGATTTTTGATTAATCAATTCGACACGCTTCTCCAGCCATTTGAAAGGTGCATCTATCGTTCCATTGATAACTACTCTTTCCGGTTCTTTCGGGTCAAGTGCTACGGATGCTTTACCTTCTCTTAATACTACTTCGATGGGTGTACCGTTGTACTCTTTCGGTACTACCAAATTGATTTTGTTTTCGCTCATGATTAATTGTCTGTTCCTGTTTTACGGTTAATACTAAATACTGTCTTTTGCATTTCTTGTGGCATGATTGGGCGGCTATAAACCAGCTCACCTAACTTGTTGTAGAATCCTACCATCTTTTCTTTATGGTATAAGAATTTTGCACACTCTTCGTTCTCGACAAACTCCGAACCTCTTTTGATGTGGTCCAGAAGTTCCTGCTTTTCTTCATTCAAAGGTTTCAATCGTTCTTTGAAGCTTTCCATAGCTTCTTTCTTCTCCAATTCAACATCGTTGATGGTGATGGATACCTCGGCCAAAGTCTCTTTCTTCTGAGCCAGTTCTTCGGGGGTAAATCGGTGAGTATATCCGATTTTCTCTACCGCATCGGCGTTGTCCTGAAGGAACTGCCATCGTTCCTGTTCAGGAATGTCTTGTCCTAAAAATTTATCCATATCATCTATAGCTTTTTAATCCAAATTCATCATAAATACATCTTGCAGTACCCATACCATTATAAACTGGTATATAACTTCTTTGCAAAGCCTTTTCTATTTGATGGATACCGCTGGAGTTAGGATTAATTGATTTTTCAGGATGAAAAAATCGAGCTACATCTTGTGGAAATTTTCTTTTTTTCATAAGTTCAATGTTTTAAATAAATTCTTTATTACGTTCGATTTCTTGTTGTGCGTATATAAGTGCCTGTTGTTCGTTGGCTGCCGGCAGATATACTCCGGCCACGGACGCAGACCAGTTACGGAAACGGTCAATGCTCAAAGTCATTTCACCTGTTGTAAGTTCTGCTGAGCTTCTCAGGTAGGTAACTTCCTTGCCTTTCTTGTTGACCGTCTTTCTCTCAAACAAATCACGGTTGCAAGTCCTTTTGTAGAAGTCTATCTTTGCTTCATCAAGGCTGCAACCGTACTCACTGCCGAAATACCCTAAAAGCAGATGCAAATAGCTGTTCTGGGATAGCGTGCGGTTAGGAAGCTTCTTTCTCACCTCCACAACTGCACGCTCCTGGAACAGTTTGTTTACATAAGCCTTGAACTTGGGTATATCGTATTCATTTTTCAGATTGAATATGCTCATAGGCTAGAACGGTAAGTCGTCTTTGGGATTTCCGTTCGCATTTACATCAGGTGGGAACGCCTGTGCCATGGTTGGCGTTTGTGACGGTGCCGGTTGCTGTGCTGGCACGGATGCTGGCTGGTGCATTGGCTGACGGCCTTCCAGTTTATAGCAACGGATAGACACCATACGTTTTAGTTGTCCGTCCTGATTTGTCCATTCCCGACCTTGAAGGGAAAAGGAAACCGTTATTACGTCACCGGTTCTGAACTGGTCAAGTTCGGCACATTTGTCACCACTTACTTCAAGAGGTAGAATGTTCTCGTACTGGCTTCGTTCACCTGTATAGGGGTCATAGGTTGTGGCATCAAGAATAAATTCACGTTTCACAAACGGATTTCCGCCGTTCTTTGAAGGTATCTGGACGGTCTGACCTATTTCAATCAGCCGACCGGTTATCTGATTACTCATTTATGATACTTTTAATGTTATACTTCCACTAACAGGTGTATCGACAAGGTATCTTTCGTAGACACCCGGATAATCCTTTTCAAAGGACTCACGGTCGAAAGTCTTTCTGATTGAATCCTTCTTTCTGATGAATGATATTGATTCACCTTTCCACGAATAGACACCTGCCTTGACCATTTCCTTCATCACACCATCCGTAAGTTCCTTCTTCCGTTCAGCCCAGTATTTCGCCTGCTCGGTTATCTCAATGATGGAATCCTCCATTTCACGGTATTTGTCCGGAAGATCCTCTTTACTCGATGGTACGACATACGGATTGACGAACTGTATGCCGCCGACCTCTGCCGCCATAAGAGAAGCAACCACTGCATCTGGAATACGTTCCACCTCGACAAGTTCGGAAATGTTCCCCCTCAGCCAGATAGCGAACAACCTTACTACCCTACATCCGGGATTCTGCATTTCAAACAGATATGCGTAAATAGACAGTTGCCATCGTACATATTCCTTATCCAACCTATAGGTAGTCTTTATATCGGCCAACGAGAAATCCGTTTCATTTTCCCGGTAAACCTTGTCTATACAGGATGCGAAATGCTCGTTGTCAGATACAAGATATTCGCTTACCTCATAATTTAGTCCATAGATTTCCTTCAGGTTCTGATAGTTCTTCGCCTCTTCGCTTTCATGCGAAACTCCGAGGTCATCCACAAGCTCACAGACTTCATGGACGAAATGTCCTCTGTCTGCCGCTTTCTTCATCACATAATCCGGTATTCCGGAATACTTATCCGGGAACAACTGGCTTTCAATCATCCCCGTAATTCCACGAAGCTGCACACCGTCCAAGGTGTAGGTGTGCGCTTCCGGGTCGAATATTACTCTGGATTTAGTTAGCTGCATCTTTCAACTGTTTCTTTTTGTTCGACAAGGCAGTCATGAACTGCTGGTTCGTATGTAATGCGGTATATGTATTGTATACACCGGATAAGGTCTGTATACTCTGCGAGGAATTGATTTCCTGCATCGCCATCGCTAAATAGTCCGTTTCTTCAGGTATTGTGGCATCCGGGTCTTTCGGGTCTTCGGTAGGTATCAGAAACATCTGCAAAAGGGAATATTTCAATGCGACACTCATTGCCTTATTCATACCTTTGTCCCCTGAATCCATCGCTTCACCAACATTCACGGTCTCGACACAACTGCCGTCTGTAGTTATATACCTGAACTTGACCGTCGCTCTTGTAAATGTATTGGTGCCACCGGATTTAGTAGGTCTGTTTTCCGTTGTGAATCCCTGTACTTCTTGCAGGATGAACACTTCGTTCTTGGCAAACAGTTCGTGAAGTTCATTCATCACGTTGTCGATTCCCCTGAACTTGAAGCCCTGCTGCTGGTTCTTTTCGGATTTTGTAATGGCCTTCGTCTCTCTGAGAATGCTGGCCATCTTTCCATAAATAAGTTGTCCTTCCATAATCGTGTATTTCAATATTTCAACTGTGCGTATTTAATCACATCATAGGCATTGCAGAACCACTTTCCGTTTTGCTTGTTCGTTGTCTTTTCAGCCCTGATAAGACCTTTTCCTACCAATTCTTTCAATCTGGCCAAACCGCCTACAATGTCGGCAGCAGTGTCACGCCCAAAAGTCTTGTCATTGAGGACTATCTTTAGAACTTCTTCGTTTACCATAAGCGTTTATTTTAAGCAGATAATTGCCGAGAAGCCCGGATACTCTGTTGCTGATACCCGGTATTTCACGTCCATTTTGTTTTTAAGAGTCCCGATCAAGCGGAGGTCACGATTGCGGCGTGATGCTTCCAGCTTTATTCCGGTATGCCGTTTCTTGTCATAGGGAACCTTGTAGATGTCCCCTTTCTTCATTTCGTCAAAAAGACGTACTGTCTGGTAGTTTTCGTCTACTGTAATTTCTCTAACCATAGTTTAAGTATTTGATTGTTTGCTGGCGGAACGGGACTTGAACCCGTGACTTCCATGCTAACCCTTACATGATGTTCTACCGCCTGAACTTTCTGCCAATGAAAATGCCGGACTTTCATAGCCCGGCATCTACCCATTTTCTATAACCCATAAAAACTAATCGACTAAGACAACTAACGATTTGACCAAGTTCTTGAAGTTGTCAAACTTCGATTCAATCTTTTTCTTTTCTTCCGAATAATACAGCATTGATTTTTTGTATTCCTCTGATTCGCGTTGCAGATTCTGTGTGTATGCCACGAGTTCATCATGCGTCATACCCTGTAATTCCTCATTTGTTTTCATGTCTATTCTTTTTAATGTTATTGATTTCGGTTTCTATCTCCTTGTCGAACAGCTCCCGTCTGTCCAGTTCCCTTGAGCGTGCCGCCAGAATGGCACTGATGTCCGCAAATTCATCGCAGATGCTCTTTATTATTTTTTGAAGTTCGTCCATCTTTGTCCATTTTATAAGCGGCCCAAAAGCCAGTTATCACAAACCCTGAAAGCCCAATCCAGTAGACCGGATTCAAATCCTGATTGAAGTGCATCACCAGTACGGACAATGCACATAAAGCAAGTAGTATTTTCATAACCGTGTGTTTTAAAATTCGTTCCCGTGGGCGTTCCGGTGGTTGCCTTACTACTTATCCAAGGTTGGGTAAGCCACGGGTATATATAGTTCTTGCTGGTGTCTAATCAGTGAAGATTGTCTTTGTAGCCGGCCTACGGCCACCTGCAATCGTATAAGTGTCTTTTTGTTATCTGTGTGATTCGTATGCTGCGTTTGCTTAGTGCAGCCCTTTACTCATACTCTTTTCACACAGCCGTTATCGCTACTCAGTCGTCCGTTTCACGTCAGGCTTAACGGTAAGCCTAAAATTTCCATCATGTCAAAGAACCAATCAAGTAGAACCCTGCCCGATTCTCGCTATCGGTTGCCGTTCAGTCCGTCAGCAGGGTAGGTGAGTTACCAACGTATCACAGGCAAGCCTTGTGATAACTGAAGGTTGATGTAGTCCATGCCATCATCTTCAGGCAGATTGTATTCTTCAAGAAGGGCTTCGTATTTGTCCACCTCTTCAGTAAGTGCTTTGATGTATTCTTGCTTGCTGTCAGCATTGAAAGCCCTGCATAAAGTCTCTTCATCTGCGTTGTAGGCGAATTTCAGGTCTTTGTACAGCCCGTCAAGCTCTTCTTCGATTTCGTGGCGTGTCATAGTCATGCGATATTTAAAAGGTTAGCTTTTTTGAAGCATCTGTATTCTTGTCTCTCAGTATCGAAGTAAACCTGTACCGTATCGTTCTTTTTTCTGTTGTCACCTGATGTTGCAGGTATCAGGTTTTCTTTCAGTGTGCCATAAGCCTCTCTGACGCTGCCATCTACCTTTTTGAAGTAGAACTTTACAATTCTTTGCTTCATTGCAGCTTTCAGCTTCATGTTTGCCCAGGCGCATTTCATTGCTTCACTCATAGAGAAACCGTTTCTCTTTACGAAAGTCCAAGCCATCAGCATGACTTCTTTTAATTGGTTCTTGATTTTTGTACTCATAATCGTGTGAGGGTTAGTTGGTTTTACTATTATTATTTCGTATATTTGTTTCGTATCTTAGTTTCGATATGCAAATATACTAACTTTAGTTGATATTTAAAATAAAATGTCAACTTTATTTAGTATATAAACATTGTTTAACTATTAAGTTTCTTAATACATTATTATATGAAGAGAAAAAGCTGTGCTATATGGATGAGTGGTATTGCGCTTCTTTTAAGTGTAGTGGCAATACTAATTGCATTATATCCTAATATAACAGGCGATGTTTCATTCAAAGAAATTATGGAAATCAGTATTACTACCACCTCTATTGGTGTGACAGTTCTTTTAGGAGTTCAGATATACACTATTATATCCATAGACAGGAAGATAGACGACTCAATAAAGCAAGCAAAAAATGAATTTCAAAACGAAAACTTAGTTTTAAAGAAACGGCTTGAAAGATATACCATTGCTATACAAAAGTACACCGCTGGCAATATATGTATAGCGAACAATCAATACGGAGATGCTTTCTGTGCATTCTGTATGGCTGCAATAGAGGGGAATGTTTTGAGTGACGAGAAACTGTTGTCAGAATCTTTGCTTCAAGCATTGGAACTGCTTAAATACAAAGAACAAATCATCAACAGTCCTATTGTAAACGATAATTTGAATGCAATATTAGACGGGCTGTTAAATATACCGGATAAAAGAGCATCATTTATATTTAACCGGCTTTCAGTAGAGAAGGAAAAGCATAAAAATGATTAACAAAAAGGAAGATGGTCATTTTGGTCAAACCCATCCTCGAAAATAATAATAAACCATGCAAGTGGGGCGCCAACCAACACTATAAATATTAACAGAGCAAGCATAGATATGAATTTAAAAATTAAGGAAATACTTGATGATATGGAAGCAAAGGTTTAATCTACTCCGTGATGCCTTCGTAACCACTGTACAAAAGGATGATGGCATGTGAGCGTATCAGATAAGTCGAAATCTTCTTTATCATCTGGCATAGACAGCAGGAAGATGCCCAATGCTATAAGCATAATCGCAGTGAATATAAAAAGCACAAAAAATATATCCGTCCAGACTTCTGGAGCTATCAAAAAACCGACAAATACAATCAAGTCAACTATACATAATATAATGTGAAATGTTTTCATCTTGTTTTTATATTCATAGCCATATTAAAACACCCACAATAGGTACGAGCTATCATGGGTGCATATATTAAACCTCCTCGGAGGAATGTTTAACCAACTTGTTCCTGTAACACCTCGTACTTGTTACAGCTACAAATATACTAATAAAAGTTGATATGGAAGCAAAAGAACGAATAAAAAAAGCGTATGAATTTTTGCGTAGTAACGGTACTGTACACACCCAACAAGATGTTGCTGATGTTATGGGCGTAAAGAAAGAAAATATCTCTCGTGCATTTAATGGAAACGAGAAATATCTTACACCAAATTTTATTGCACGCTTCAATAATGCTTTTGGAGGTATTTTTAATGTTGATTGGCTTATTAAAGAGCATGGCGAAATGCTGAAAAAAGTTGATAATAAAAAAATAGAATCATCCATTTCCCAAAACGATATAAAGGAAGGTGATTATTCCGGCACTCTTGTCTATGATATTGATGCAACTTGTGGAACAGACCAACGGGATATTTATTTCACGCAAGAAAACATTATCGGCTCTGTAAACCTGCCAAATATCAGTAAGGATTCCAAAATCATACGAGCAAATGGAGACAGTATGGAGCCACGCATTTTTGATGGGAATATGGTTGTTATCCGCGAGATTCATAATTTGGAGGATATATTCTATGGACAAATGTACCTCATACTGTTGGATGAATATCGTATGATAAAATATATTCGCCGTTATGAGCCAGATGAAGAAAACTATATTATCCTACGAAGCGAAAATCCAAAATATGATGACATAAAACTTCACAAAGGGAAAATTAGGAAGATGTTCATCGTAGAAAATATATTGTCTGTCAAAACACAATTATAACCATGAAATTCAATCAATACCTTTGGAATCTGTACAAGAACTCTCCAGACGGGAAGTCTGCCATATCCAGCTTTTCTGACAGAAAAGAGTGGATGGAAGAAGAACGTCTGTTCGAGAAATACAACCCGAAAATCAAGGATGGATTCAACTCCGAAATGATTTGCGGAATACTGGAGGATTTCTGGTGTTACAAAGTATCAGAATATGAAGGTACAATATTAAAATCCCTGGATGATGCCGGAAAGCTGTATGAGGAAATCATATCTACCGGGCTGATGATAGAAACGGAAGAAGTTTTAAGGATTGGAGATTTTGACCAAATGCTTGGCTACATTCCATTACTTTCAATGGAACTGAACTATATGTTTGGTGAATACTTTTTTCCCTATTTATATATCAACGAACTTTTCCATCTTGAAAAATTAGCTGATTACTTTGAAATAGAACTTCCTCCGATTCCAAAGAAAGCTGACTACAAAGCCAGGTGTATGTATTATTGGGAATTGTGCAAAGTATTCTATCGATTCAGGACGGAAAACGGTTTGTCTCCCGATGAGCTAAGCGCTTTCATGTATGATTATGCTCCCAATCTTCTGATAAAGGAAGAGAACGCAGAAATGCCCAAACCATCATCTGCGTGGTTTATCGGAGGATTAATTAAAGGATATGGGAAAGAATGGACGGTTGGATTTTGGCAATCAAATAAGGAAACAAAGAAAGGGGATATACTCATACATTATGAAACATCTCCAGTAAGTGCCATCACTTGCTTGTGGATAGCACAGGTTGACGGTGTAATAGACCCATTTGCCCACTACTACAGCAATACTTATGTAAGCAATAAAATTGATATTCCTCATATCTCATTAAAAGAGCTGAAAGCAGACGAATACTTTTCAAATCATCCGCTTATCAGAAAGAATTTTCAAGGAGTCAATGGATGGCCGGTTACGGGAAAGGATTATGCAGAACTCATGAGAATGATAGAAGCAAAAGGATTTGACACCTCCGTACTTCCACAAATATACGCACCGTCATTGCCGGAAGGAATAGTCATTAAGGAAGAAAAGGATGTAGAGGAAAAACTACTGGAGCCATTGTTGAATGAAATGGGATGGTATGAGCATAAAGACTACATTCGTCAGTTGCCAATCCATGCAGGTAGAGGACATCGTATATTCCCGGATTATGCACTTCATTATGACAACAAGCCAGAAGAAGAAAAAGCAAAGGTATTGATTGAAGCAAAATACCACATGAAGAACAACCACGAGATAGAATCAGCCTTTCTTCAGGCATTCTCTTATGCCAAGTTACTTCTATCTTCGGTGATTGTTTTGTGTGATAAGGAATGTATTCTTGTCTATGAGAGTAAGGAAGGATTCAGCAGGAGCAGATACAAGAAGTATTATTGGGAGGACATGAGAAATCCTGATTTATATAACGAATTAAAGAACAAACTAACTATCTAAATCC